TGCTCTGCCCGGCCAGCGTGAAGCTGCAATGGGCCGCGAAGGCGCGGCAGTGGCTGCCCGGCAGAACCGTGCGCGTGCTCGAGGGCAGAAGCACCGGCGGCGAGCTCTTCGATCCGTACGCCGCCGCCGACCTGCTCGTGCTGAATTGGGACATCGTCTACGCACACGCCGAGGCGATCGCGTCGCGCGTCAAGCTGCGCGCGATCGTCGCTGACGAGATTCACAACATCGGCAACCCGAAGACGCTGCGCACGCGGTACGCGCTGGCGCTCGCGAGCGGCGTGCTCGAGCCGAAGAAGAAGGGCGAGGGCGAGGTTGCCCGAACGATCGGCGAGCCCGTCGAGCTCAGGCTCGGCCTCAGCGGCACCGTGCTCGTGAACCGCGTCGCCGACCTCGCGACGCAGCTCGAGTTTCTCGGTCGGATCGACGATTTCGGCGGCCGCTCGGAATTCAAGGGCCGGTACGCGTACGTCGCGAAGGCCGAGGGCAACAAGCGCCTGCTCGAGCTGAACGCGCTACTGCGCGAGCGGTGCTACGTGCGGCGTCTGAAGGCCGACGCGATGCCGCAGCTGCCGGCGAAGGTGCGCGAGCCGTTCAGCGTCGAGATCGACAACCGCGACGAGTACGACCGCGCCGAGGCCGACGTCGCGAGATGGTGCGGCGAGCAGGCGGCCGCCGACCGCGCCTTCCTGCTCGAGATCGCGGGCCTGCCGGCAGACGAGCAGGAGCAGCGCAAGCGCGAGCGCGCGATGAGCGCCGAGATGAGAGCGCGCGCCGCTGAGCAGCTCGTCAGGTTCAACGCGCTGAAGAAGCTCGCGGCGCGGGGAAAGCTGGCGCAGGCGAAGGCGTGGATTCGCGATTTCGTCGCGGCCGAGAAGCTCGTCGTCTTCGCGTGGCATCAGGAGATCGTGACGGCGATCGCGTCGACGTTCGACAACGCGCCGCTGATCTACGGCGACGTCAGCCTGAAAGACCGCGTCGCTGCCGTCGAGCGCTTCAACCGCGACGAGAGCGCGCGCATCCTCGTCGCGAACATCAAGAGCGGCGGCACTGGCGTTGACGGCCTGCAGGGCGCGGCGAGCAACAGCCTCTTCCTCGAGCTCGCGTGGAACCCGGCGACGCACGATCAGGCGGAAGACCGTCTGCACCGGATCGGACAGGCCGACAGCGTGACCGCGTGGTACATGCTCGCGAGCGGCACGATCGACGAAGAGCTCGTCGAGCTGATCGAGAGCAAGCGCGCGATCAGCGCGGCGACACTGGACGGCCGCGAGGTGACGGCGAACGTCAGCATCCTGAACGCGCTCGCCGACCGGCTCGTCGCAAAGTATGGGCTTGCGGGCGAAAGCTGAGCCCGCGATAGTAGCACCCGAGAGCAGCACCGAACCTTGCACCCCGGAGAGCACCCCAGATGACCGCGCAGGCGACAGAGCTCGAGCTGCGACAGCAGCTCGCGACGAAGTTTTCAAACCTGATCGACAGCCTCGAGCCGATCGCAAAGGCCGGCTACAACGAGCACTTCCGCTACAACTACGTGAAAGAGGAAGACCTCGTCACGCACCTGCGCTCGAAGCTCGCGCAGTACGGCCTCGCGATGATCTGGGAAGCGCGCAGCGAGAGCTATCGACCCGCCGGCAAGAACGGCGAGAGCGGCATCACGACGCTCGAGCTCGGCTGGCGGCTGATCGACCTCGAGACGGGATTCGAGCTGCAGGGCAGCTGGCTCGGTCAGGGGCAGGATGGGCAGGACAAGGGCGTCTACAAGGCGATGACCGGCGGGATCAAATACTTCTACCTGAAGAACCTGCTGATCTCGACCGGCGACGACCCGGAGCGCTCGAGCGGTGGCGGCGGTGGTGGCGGCGGGCAGCAACAGCGCCGGCAGGGCGGCGGCGGGCAGCAGCGCTCGAGCGGCGGCGGACAGAAGCAGCGCAGCCCGGCGCATCAGAAGGCGCTCGACTACCTGAGCCCGCTCGTCAATGCCGGCTTCCCCGACGACCTCGAGCTCGAATTCCGCGGCCGCCGGTGGAAGGCGACGCGCTTCTTCGCCGACGAGACGACCCGGAAGAAGAGCAACAGCTTCGAGGACTACGCGCGCGACGCCGCGAAGGCGCTCTACGACGCTCTGCAGGCTCGACAGGGTCAGGCGGGCGGCGAGAAGGGCCGCCAGAGCTCGCAGGATCGCGCAGGACGCGCGAACGCCGGTCCGGGCGGGCAGCCGCAGCCCCGCGGCCGCGGCGAGCCGCAGGGCCGCGGCGGCGACGAGCGGCCGATCAGCCCGGCGCAGGAGAAGCGGCTCTGGGCCATCGCGACGAAGGCCGGATGGACGCACGACGCGGTCAAGCTGCTTCTGAGCGAGGCGCAGCCGCCGATCGCGCATTCGCGAGACGTGCCGCGGGACCTCTACGACGAGCTCGTGCAGAAGCTCGAGAACCGCGAGCTCGCCGAGCGCTACAACGCCGAAGCGGAAGAGACGCTAGGCGACGACCGAGACTACGACGAAGGGATCGACTGATGAGCCCCAGACCGAAGAAGCACCGGCTGCCGGACGCGTCCGTGCAGGCGATCCTCGACGCCGAGGGCCTAACGCTCGCCGACAAGCGCATCGCGATCGTGAAGCTCGCGAAGCTGAACGCGGCCGCGCTCGCCGACCGCGAGGGCGTCAGCCCGCAGGCCGTACGGCAGGTGATCAGAGGGACCGCGCGCAGTGACCGGCTCGAGCGCGCGGTAGCGAAGGCGATCGGCATTCCGCACGCTCGCCTTTTCGACGAGCCGACGAGAGCACCACAACGGAGAGAGGCATGACGAAGACGACGACGAAGACCGGCACCGCCGGCGTACCCGCTGCGACGGCGGAAGAGCTCGCCGCGCGGCCGCGCAACCGCACGCTCTTCGAGATCGGCGAGGATCTGCTCGCGCTCGAGGATCTGCTCGTCGAGCAGGGCGGCGACGTCACCGACGAGCAGATCGAGACGATCCTCGACGGCTGGCTGCGCGACACGCAGGGCGACCTGAGCGAGAAGGTCGATCGCTACGCGTCGCTGATTCAGGAGCTGCGAGCTCGAGCAGCGGTGCGCGCGAACGAAGCGCAGCGGATCGCCGACCGCGCGCGCGTCGACGAGAACGCCGCGAAGAAGCTGACCGAGCGGCTGCTCGTCTTCATGCAGGCATTCGGCAAGAAGACGATCGAGGGCCTGCGCTACCGCACGAGCGTCGTCGGCAACGGCGGGAAGCAGCCGCTCGAGATCGTCGAGGGCACGGCGGCGACCGACGTCCCGCTGCGCTTCCGCAAGGTCACGATCACGATCTCCGCACCGAACGCGACGCTGCTCGACATCGTCGAGAGCTACGTCGCGCCGGCGTGCGAGGCGTACGCAGTCGAGCAGGAGATCGACAAGGCGCGCGTGCGCGCCGCGCTCGAGGCCGGCGAGGTTCTGCCGTTCGCGAAGCTGAACGACCGCGGCGTGCGGCTCTCGATCAAGTAGGGCAGAAACTGAGACGGCCTGCGGACGCCGAAGCGCCGCAGGCCGTTCAGGAGAGCACGCACCTACCGCCGGAGAGCGGTACTGCGGCTGAGGTGAAAGGATAGGACCGCCAGATCCCCGACGCAAGAGAAGAGAGGCGATGGAGCCTGACAGGTGCTACGCGCTCTGGGAAGCCGTGCTGATCGGTGCCGGCTTCTGGGCGATCACGGCCGCGATCGCGGCCGCAGTAGGCTTCGGCGCGGCGGCGCTTGCCGTCGTACACGAGGCGCGCGATGCTGAGAAGCGGCTCGAGCAGTCGCTGCGCGCGTTCGACGGCGCAGCTGCGCAAGCCGCCGCAGCAACCGAGAGCACTACCCCGAGAGCATGAGCCTTCAAGCGATAACGTGGGCCTTCGAGCAGGAGCTTCCGAGCGGGAAGAAGCTGCTGCTCGTCGCGCTCGCAGACGCAGCGAATCACGATCACGTCTGCTGGCCGAGCCTGCGCCGGCTGCAGAAGATGACCTGCCTCGGCCGGTCGACGATACTCCGCTACCTCGACGAGCTCGAGCGCGACGGCGTCATCGCTCGGCAGCAGCGCTTCCGCGACGGCGGGCAGCAGACGTCGACGAGCTACACGATCACGGCGCTCGAGCAGCTCGAGCTCGTGACCGACGAGGGTCCCAGAGCGGGACCCCCCCGTCCCGCAGCGGGACCCCTACCGTCCCGCGCCGGGACCCCTGCCGTCCCGCAGCGGGACCCCATGAACCGTAAGGGAACCCGAACGGAACCGATCAGCGCATCAGACCGCGCGAGGGCTTTCGAGACGTGGCTCGGCGAGGATGGCCGGGCGGCGCTCGAGCTCTTCACGACGGCCTGCGGCGCGAGCGACACGACGCTCGTCGGGCTGCATGGCCTCTACGGACCGAACGGCACCGACGCGCGAGCGTGGGGCAGCCTGCCGGCTGAAAAGCGACCGCAGGCGATGGCGACCGCGCTGCAGAGGTACGCAGCTGAAGGGCACGACTACAACGGCCGATTCTTCCGGCGATTCGTCGAGACGGCCGCACGCGATGCAACAGGAGAGAGCACGGATGAGCGAACCGGAGAAGGTCGACGTCGCCGAGCTGGCGCGACGCTACAGGGAACGAACAGGACGCGAGGCGGGAGCAGCCCCTTCGACGAGCTCAGCGTCGACACTGGCGGACCTTCCGCCGGCGCTGCAGGAGCAGGCAAAGGCTGAGATCGGGCCGCGCGAGCCGAACACGTGCGACGGCCGCGTAACCTGCCCGCAGTGCGAGCTGCGGAAACGCGAGCGACCGAACACGGTCGGCGCGTACCTGATCGACGGCAAGCTGCACGCGGCGCATCCGTGCGACGAGTGCCAGCGCGAGATCGTCGCCGAGCGTCGCGAGCTCGAGCAGCTCGCGCGCGAGGAAGCCGAGCAGGAACGCCGCGCGCACCTTGCGAATCGACCCGCGCGCATCCTCGAGCTGCTCGAGCTCGCCGGCGTGAACGTCGACGAGTACGGCAGCGCAGCCTTCGAGAGCTTCAGCCTCGAGCACGACCGGCACGCGTACGACGCCGCGGTCGCATTCGTCAACGCGATCAGGTCCGGCGATCGTAACCGCCGGCTCTACCTGAGCAGCCGGCGACCCGGCCAGCGGATCGCGCCGGGCAACGGCAAGACGCACCTCGCAGTATCGATCGTGCGGCAGCTGCTGCTCGACGGCCTCGAGCCCGGTCGCGACGTGCGCTACGTCTACGCGCCGAAGCTGCTGCTCGAGATCCGCGCGACGTTCAGCGACAGCAGCGACGAGAGCGCGCTTGACATCGTGCGCCGCTGCACCGCACCCGACGTGCTCGTGCTCGACGACCTCGGTACAACGCGCTGGACCGAATTCACGATCGAGACGATGGCGACGATCGCCGAAGAGCGCGCCGGTCGCGCGACCGTCGTCACGAGCAACTTCAGGCTCGCCGAGCTGCGCGAGCAGGCGCTGCAGGACAGCGAAGCCGGATGGGCGATCGACCGCGTGCTCTCGAGGCTGGCGAAGAACGCGCAGCTCGTCGAGCTGACTGGCCCGGACCGCCGCTTGCGCCTGCAGTAAGGGCCTTGCGCTGGAAAGTGGAATAGGCGATGGTCGAGAACGCGCAGTACCCGACTACCTGAGAGCCCGGAGAGAGAGAAGATGACGCGCACCTACACCCGCCGCACCGCGGCCGTCCTGCTCGTGCTGGCGCTGAGCGCCTGCGGCGAGGGTGGCCCGACCGAGCCGCCCGTCGAGCCCGTCGACGGCGTGCTCAGCATGTCGATCATCGAAGGGCAGGGCCAGATCGGCTACGTCGAGACGACGCTGCCGGACCCGCTCGGCGTGCAGGTCGTGCAGAATGAGATCACCGGCGCGCTGCGCATGGTCGGCCCGCAGGCGAGCCTGATGGTGAACGAAGACCCGGTCCCCGGCGTCGTCGTGAATTTCGTCGTCGTCGAGGAAGGCTGCGGCCGTCCGTTCGCCGGCTCTGCAGTGACCGACACGATCGGGCGCGCGAAGGATCTCTGGGAGCTCGGCGGCCGCGCGGGAGAGTGCCGCATGGAAGCGCGCGCGGTCGATCCCGAGACAGGTGCGCCGATGGTCTTCGACACGTTCTTCGCGACCGCGCTGCCGGGCGCGCCGGCGACGTTCGATTTCCCGGCGCGCGTCGACGTCGTCGCGGGCACCGATCCGAGCACGCTCGCGAGCCTCGTCACGAACGTACGCGACGAGCACGGCAACGCTCTGGACAGCTTCACCGTCTCGATCGACGCGGGCACGCTCGACGTCGCGACGGAAGACACCGGCCGCATCGTCGTGACGGTCGGCAGTGTGCAGCGGCAGGTGCCGGCGAGCTCGTACCGCGACCTGAGCGCGATCACCTTCGACGTCGCGTATCGCTGCTTCGACGCGGTGCGCGCGTCGGCTGCTGATTCGATCTACGTCACCGGCACCGTTACCGTCGAGTATTGGGCGTCGCCGAGCCCGTCCGCGTTGCCCGATCGCGACATCAAATTCGTGCAGAACCTGACCGCGCTTACGTGGGAAGCGGGCGACACGGCGACGATCCCCTTCGAGTCTCACGAGCTCGAGAGCGGCCGGCAGCTTGTGCCGGACCGACTGAGCTCGGCCGGGCACGTGCTCGAGTGGCTCGAGGCCGAGCAGGCGTACGTCTCGAGCGGCCCGCTCTGCAATGGCTCGTATCGGCAGGGCGACGTCTTCCGGCTCGCCGCTCGGCCGTAACCCCGGCGCGGCGGGCCAAAGCGGGGAGAGAGAGCCCGGCCTCGGCCGGGCTTTTTCTTGCCCCTTGCGGGCGCAAGCGGAAGGGTTTACCTTGTACCTCGAGAGCAGCACGGAACCCCGAACCGGAGAACGGCAAATGACCTACTTCCTGACCCGCAGCAACCGCGTCGACCACACGACGACCGACTACACCGAGGCTCGTGACATCGCGGCGGCGCTCGGCGCGACCGTCGTCACGCGCAACGACCTGAAGACGCTCGAGCAGGCGCAGGAGCTCGCGAAGCAGGCCGACGAGCTCTACGCTCGCGTCATGGCGGCCGAGATCGACTGGACGTACCGCCCGAGCACGCTCGACCTGATCCGCACGGCAGCCGCGACGCCGACGCCGGAAGACGTGCCGGTCCGCTACCTCGCGACGGACACGCAGGGCCGCTCGCCGCGCTTCGACGTCATCGAAGCGCCGCAGGTCGGCGACGAGGTCAGCTACGGCTTCAACGGCGACTACTACCCGGCGGGTCGCATCACGAAGATCAGCGACAGCTACCGCCGGATCGAAGCGCAGGACGCGCAGGGCAAGACGGTCGTCTTCTGGCGTCGCCGGAAGTCTGGCGCGTGGCTCTACGGTCGCACGTGGGGCCTCGTGCGCGGCCGCCGCGACGAGCGGAACCCGAGCTTCTGAACCCCCGAACCGACCGGGCTTGCTTTCGAGCCCGGTCGGTCGCATTTTCGTACCCGAGAGCAGCACCGAACCGGAGAACCTCAGATGCCCAAGACCTCGATTCCGTCCCTGCAGGAGCACGTGCTCGACGCGATCGTCGACCGCGCGCGCGACGCTGGCTTCGCGGCGAGCGACAGCCGCAGCGCCAGCAACATCGGCACGCTCTTCTTTCACGAGATCAAGGCGGGCGCGCGCGGCACGACCGGCGTGCCGGCGATCGCGGCGACGCTGACGCTCAGCTACAACTTCCAGCAGGCAACCGCTGAGCTAAAGCTGCGCACCGCCGACAAGAAGGTGCGCCAAGTGAAAAGCTGGTACGTCAACCTGATGACGCAGACCGACGAGCTCGCGGGCGCGGTCGATACGATCGCGGCTGAGCTTGCTGCGCGCGTCACGAAGCAGCCGTCGCTGCTCTCGCAGGGCGTATGACGACCGCGGCGAGCTACCTCGACAGCAGCACGCGCGAGCTCTTCCTCGCGGTCTTCAAGCGCCAGCCGACCGAGGCTGACGCGCACGAGCTCGCGCAGCACCTGAACGCCGGCTGCTCGAGCATCGGCGCGGTGCGCCGGTACGCCGCGGATCACCGCGAGCAGGACAGGCTGCGATGATCGACGGCACCCCGATCGCGCGACCGACGTACCTCGCGCTCGGCGTCGTCGGCGATCTCGCCGCGCGCGAGCGCGTCGCGCAGCAACTGGCTGCGCACGGTATCGACTACCGCACTGAGCCGACCGACCGCGGCGGGCACCGTCTCGTCGTCGAGGGCTCGGCGATCACTGCAGCGCGCGAGCTCTTCGCGCAGGAGCGAGACGCATGAGCAGCAGCAGCCTCGAGTACCGTCGAGCCTTCCCCGTCGCCTGCAGGCGCTGCGGCGCAGCCATCGGCGAGCAGTGCAAGAGCTCGGTCGGCACCGGGCGTCCGGTCGCGACGCACACGGCCCGGCTGAACGACGCGACGAAGGCGGGCCTCTCGATCGAGCGCGCCGGCTACGAAGCATGGACGCCGCCGGTCGCACCAACCGAGAGCCTGCGGGACCCGCGATGAGCGAGCAGACGCTGCTCTTCGCTGAAGGGCCGATCGCCGGCGAGCGCCGCGACGTACCGCTCGATCTGATCGCGTCGACGGATCACGTCGACCTGCGCGCGTCGCTGCTGCGCAACCTGCAGTCGACCGGGATCATGCTGCAGAACGTCGTGCTGACCGAGCGCGAGGGCGGCTACCGGATCGACGCAGGGAAGCACCGCATTCGCTGCGCGCGCGAGCTCGGCTGGAAGGCCGTGCCGTCGCTCGTGCTGCCGCCGGGCACGAGCGACGACGTCGCGAAGGCGATCGCAATGAGCGAGAACCTGACGCGTGAGAGGAACATCGTCGACGAGCTCGAGGCGGCCGAGCGCCTGCTGAAGGTGCCGGGCATCACGCTGCGCGACATCGGCGAGCAGCTAGGCGTCGACGGCAAGCGCCTGAAGAAGCTGCTGCGCCTGACCGGGCTCGTCGAGGATCTGCGCTTCAGGCTCGCGACCGGCCTGATGGCACCGGGCGTAGCGTTCAAGGCGGCGCGCCTGCCGAAGCGGAAGCAGCAGCAGCTTGCACGCGAGCAGCAGGCGTCGATCACCGCGGCGCACGTGCGCGAGCTCGCGCGCGAACCGGAGCCCGTACCCGAGGGCCTGATCGACATCAGCCAGCGGCCCGGAGCTCGAGCGCGGCAGCTGCTGGCGCTCGCGCGCAACGAGCTCAGCGCGGCCGGACCCGGCTACGACGAATTCGCCGGCGACCTGACGATGATCCTCGAGCAGCTCGTGCTGCTCGACGCCGACATTCCGAGCAGCGGCGACGTCGCCGAAGACCGGATGGTCGTCAGCACCTTTTCACCCGAGGCGCTCTGATGTGGGTTTTCCTGAACGACGCGATGATCTCGATCGTCGCGGACCGCGACGACAGCGAGAAGCTGCTCGTGCGCGCTCGCGTGAAGGGCGATATCGAACGCGCCTTCGCGGGCACGCGCGGGCCGCGCATCCGTGCGCGGAAGACGCCGCAGGCTGACTACCTCTTCCGCGCAACGGTCACGCGCTCGAGGCTCGCGGCCGCGATGCTGCGCGCGGTCGACCGGATCGACTACGACAACTTCAAGGCGAGCGTGCAGGCGCAGGACCGGCACGACGCCTACCTCGACGTCTGGGGCGCGATGCTGCGGCTACAGCATCGTCACGAGAACCCGAGCAGATACAACTTCGATCCGCCGCCGGGCTTCTTCGATCACGACCCGCCGCTGAGCGCGGTCGACGTTTCACTTCTGGATCTGGAGATGGAATGAGCTCGAGGGCGAAGAAGCCGCTGCAGTTTCCCGAGGGCACGCCGACCGTGCGCGAGCTACTCGAGGCGGGCTGGATCGTCGTCAACGGCAACACGCTCGACGCGCGGCTCGCGCTGCGCGGCCTGCAGCCGGCGCGTACGGCGATGCCGAACGACGTCGCACCGTACGAGACATGGGCACCGGCGAAGAGTAACCTGAAGGCGATCCGCGCCTTCGAGCCGCTCGAGCTCGGCCGCGGCGAGCGCCGCTGGCACTTGAGCATTTCGCACCCGACCCGGCTGCCGCTCTGGGATGAGATCCGAGCCGTGCGCGACGCGCTGCTGCCGGCTGACGTCGTGCTCTGCATCCCGCACCCGCCGCGCGCGTGGTGGCTGAGCCTGCACCCGTTCTGCCTTCACCTCTGGCAGGTCAACGACCCGCAGCTCGAGGCGCAGTGGCGCATGGACGGAGAGCGCGCGCAGCAGATGGGCTACGGCGTGCCAACGCCGACGACGCGATGAGCGAGCGGCCAAAGGTGGACGCCAGCGGCTGCAGCGGCGTCGCAGGGATCGCGATCGCGTCGATCGCGGCGGGGCACCTCTGGGGCGAGCCGGTCGGCTGGCTCGTGCTCGGTCTGCTGCTTTTCGTCGACGCGATCCGATGACCTGCACGCTCTGGGGCGCGTTCGCTGCCGGATTCGTCGGCGCGTTGTCGGCAGACCTGATCACCCGGCTGCTCAGGCGGCTGCGCCGGCGATGAAGAAGCGCACGCCGGCGAAGCCGGCACCGCCGCACCCGGATACGACGCTCTGGGAATTCCAGCAGGCGACGCGAGCGTACGCGCAGCTGCTCGAGCAGCCGTACCCGGCGAACAACCTCGACAGCAGGCTCGCGGCGCGGATCAGGATCGACCGCGCGACGCGTGCGCACCTCGAGGCGTGGCAGGCAGAGCTACCGAAGGAACGCGCGCGTCAGGCCGAGCTCGAGGCGCGGCGCGCAGAGGGCAACGCGAACCCGGAGAATCGATGACGAAGGCCGAGCGGATTCACCTCGAGCTCAAGCGCGCGGCGCGCGGCCGCACGTACCGCGTGCGCGTGAAGGGCGTCATTCACGAGATCAAAGACGGATGGGTCCCGAGCACCGTCCTGCAGGAGCTCGGCGGCTGGCGCTACAGCGCGCGGCTGCACGACCTGAAGGCGCAGGGGATCGAGCACGAGAGCGAGCAGTTTGCCGGCGGGCTCTGGCTCTTTCGACTGAAGCAGCCGGCGAAGGTGGAAGCCTGATGCGCGTAGAGCTGATCGTCACGCTGCACACGCACGAAGAGCCGTCGACGAAGGAAGGGCGCGAGCAGCTTGCGGGCGTCGCGCGCGAGCAGCTGCGCGCTCGGCTCGAGCAGCAGCCGTTGCCGGTCGGCGACGCTCGCGACGTCGGCTGGCTGAGCATTCAACCGGAGAGAACATGACGCGAAAGGAATTCGAGGCGCTGAACGATCAGCAGCTTGTCATCGTCACGATCCCGAAGCGACGCAGCGGCGTCTGGGGCGTCGTCGTGACACCGCCGCGGCTCGCCGCGGTCAGACACGCCGGCGCAGGCAGCACCGTGCGCACGTGGCGAGGCACTGAGGGATTCGTCACGCTCTGGGACCCGACGCGCAAGCGTTGGGCTCGCCGCGGCCGCTGGCTGCCGGTCGAAGGCATGCTGCGATTCCCGGTTGCAGCCGACTACCCGCACGTACCGAAGCACTAACCCGAGAGCACGAGAGAGCACGCAATGCAGATCACCGTCAACAGGAAAGCGCTACGCGAGGCGCTGCGGCAGCTTCGCACGCTGATCAAGACACCGGCTCGGCTGACGCTGCCGATGGAGCGCACGCTGCAGGTCACGACGCGCGTACGCGCGACCGCGACCGGCGACAGGGAATACCTCGAGCTGCGCGGCTTCAACCTCGGCAGGTGGTGCGCCGGCATCAGCGTCGAGCTCGACACGGTCAAGACGACGACGCCGGGCCGCGCGCTGATCGGCCTCGCCGAGCTCGAGGCAGCAGTGAAGAGCCAGAGCGACGACGAGCTCGAGCTCGAGCGCGGCGACCTGAAGCTCGGCACGAGCGAGCACCGGCCGTTCCTCGTGCTGCGCAGCTCGACGTCCGCGATCGCGCTCGCCGAGATGACAGCGGGGCAGGACGTCGCCGAGCAGTACGAGAAGTGGACGGCGACGGTACCGGAGAAAGGCGGCATCGATACCCGGATCTCGCGCAACCGCCTCGCGCAGGTCTTCGCCGGGCCGATCTCGTGCGCGAGCGATGAGATCAGCCGGCCGATCCTGAACGGCGTCTGCCTGAAGCGCACCGGCGTCGGGCTCGCGGCGATCTGCGGCACGAATGGGCACCGGCTCTATCTCGTCGAGACGGCCGACCTGAGCGTACCCGAGCAGCAGGAGCTCATTGTACCGCCGGACCTGATCAAGGCGGCGCTCTCCATCTGGCGCGAGCCGGGCACGCCGCTGCGCTTCTACGCGAGCCCGAGCGATAGGGAGCCGCTGCCGCGTACGAAGGTGCCGCCGAAGGAAGGGCAGCCCGGCGAGGCGCAGCCGCCGCAGATCGAGCGCGAGGTGCTGACGCGCGCGCGGCCGCGGATCAGGATCGACGGACCGGGCGCGTCGATCTCGTGCGACGCGATCGAGGGACCGTACCCGGCATACGAGCAGGTGCTGCCGAAGAACCTGCCGAGCAGTGAAGCGTCGGTCGTCTACTTCGATAAGCAGGCAGCGCTCGAGCGGCTGCGCCAGATCGCGCCGGCGGCGAACGACAACACGTACCGGACAGCGGTCAGGATTGAAGAGAAGCGCATCGTGCTCGCGTGCTCGAGCTTCGAGGCTGCGGCGACGTCGTCGATCGAGTGCGAGCGCGAGGGCAACCCGATCGTCTTCGGCCTGAACCTGACGTACATCAGCGCGCTGCTGCGGCTGCTGCCGACGCCGCGCGTGCGACTGCAGGCGACGACACCGGAGCGCGCGATTCGCCTCGAGCCGCAGATCACTGAGACGGACGCGCCGCAGGATCTGCACTACGCGCTCGTCATGCCCCTGCGCCTGCTCGACGACGGTCCGGGGCACGACGCCGAGGTCTACGCGCTCGCGAGCTCTACACCGATCGCACCGCTCGAGCCGATCGCGGCCGGGCCGAGTGCCGACGCTTCCTTCGGCGGCTGAGAGGAAAACATGGACCCGAGACAGAGAATGATCGCGGCGCTCGACAACCCGCGCGCGAACGCCGAGCAGATCGCCGCCGCGATCCTCGAGGCGGTCGAATTCCGAGCGAAGACGATCACGCTGCAGGTGCTCGACGAGCAGCGCCGCGCGGCCGAGCCGCCGCCGGTGCCGCTCAAGCGCGACGATCGGCAGCTCGAGCTCGTCGACGACCTGCCGCCGAACGCGACCGCCGAGCAGATCCGCGCGCGCATCCTGAACGCGCGGACGCGGCAGGAGTGCGAGCTTCTGCTGAACGCGCTCGAGCCGGCCCTGACGCTGCAGGCGCTGCGCAGCCTCGAGGGTCACGTGCGCGAGCACTGCATCCTCGAGCTCATGCCGGACGCGCTGCGGCCGGGCGTCGTGGCGATCGCGCAGGAACGCTCGCGGCAGCTGACCGAGGAAGGCTGGACGCCTGAGCACGACGACCTGCACGAGAACGGCGAGCTCGCCGCGGCCGCGGCCGCGTACGTGGCTTTCGCGCGCGAGCAGGAGCGCGTCGGCGGACGTCTGGGCCTCGAGGACACGACCCGACTGCAGGGCATGGTCGCCGAGCTCTGGCCGAGCGCGTGGGGCCTCGATTGGTGGAAGCCGAGCGACGACCCGCTCAGGAACCTGCAGAAGGCCGGCGCGATGGTCGCGGCCGAGATCGACCGGATCGAGCGCCGGCGGAAGCACCTGCAGGAGCACGGCCTCGAGGAAGGCGACAACCCGGCCGTGAAGCGCGCGATGGTGAAGCTGCACGAGGCGCAGGCGCGCGATCGCGGCCGCACGTTCCCGGCGCAGGCGCAGGGCGACGGCGACCCCGGCAACCCGCCGGCGCTCGACGAGCGGACCGACCCGCTGATCGACGTCGACTGATGAAGCCGACGCGACCGGCGCTCAGGTATCACGGCGGGAAGTTTCGCGCGGCTGACTGGATCGCCGCGCACTTCCCGCCGCACCGGATCTACGTCGAGCCGTACGGCGGCGCGGCGTCCGTTCTGCTGCAGAAGCCGCGCAGCTTCGCCGAGGTCTACAACGACGTCGACGAAGAGATCGTCGCCTTCTTCCGCGTGCTGCGCGATCCGACGACAGCGGCGCAGCTGCGCGAGCTGCTCGAGCTGACGCCGTTCGCGCGGCGCGAGCTCGAGCTCGCATTCGAGCCGAGCCCGGACCCGGTCGAACAGGCGCGCAGGACGCTCGTCAAGGCGTACATGGGATTCGGCTCAGACGCGGTGCACCGGCCCGGCCCGCGTGGCATGCGGCTGGCCGTCTCGACGAATCGCGAGAAGCACGCGGGCACGACCGGCTTCCGCCTGAACCGGAATCAGAACGGCGCGCACCCGGCGCGCGACTGGTCGAAGTGGCCTGAGCAGGTGCCGGCTTTCGTGGCTCGCCTTCGCGGCGTCGCGATCGAGTGCAGGCCGGCGCTCGACGTCATCAGGCTCTTCGACAAGCCCGACACGCTCTTCTACCTCGATCCGCCGTACGTGCATTCGACGCGCACCTCAGCGGACCGCAACGGCTACCGTCACGAGATGAGCGACGACGATCACCGCGAGCTCGCGGCGTGGGCTCGATCGACAGAGGCGGCGGTCGTCATCTCAGGCTACGCGAGCGAGCTCTACGACGAAGAGCTCTACCCCGACTGGAAGCGCGTCACGAGGAAGGCGTACGCAGACGCGCGCCGGCAGTCGTCGGACAGCGTCGCGGGGCCGTGGCGTACCGAGGTGCTCTGGATCAGCCCGACCGCGGCCGCGCGCGGCGGTACGCTGACGCTCTTCGCAGGCGAGCACGGATGAGCCTCGAGCTCGTGCCGGTCACGCTGCGCGACGCGCACGCGTTTATCGAACGGCTGCACCGGCACCACAAGCCGAGCCGCGGCGGCAAATTCGCGATCGGCGTCGCGCGCGGCAGCGAGCTCGTCGGCGTGGCCGTCGTCGGCAGGCCGGTCGCGCGGGGCCTCGACGACGGCTTTACGGCCGAAGTGACGCGCGTCGCGACGGACGGCTCGAGGAACGCCTGCAGCATGCTCTACGGCGCGGCGTGGCGGGCGGCGAAGGCGATGGGCTACCGGAAGTGCATCACGTACACGCTCGCCAGCGAGCCCGGCACGTCGCTGCGCGCTGCAGGCTGGCGGATCGTCGGCGAGGTGAAGGGCAGGAGCTGGGACACGGCAACGCGGCCGCGCGTCGACGCGCACCCGCTGCAGAACAAACTTCGATGGGAGACGGACTGATGAGCACGACGACCGTTGAGATCACGCAGGCAGACGGCAAGAAGCAGCAGTGGCTCGTGCACGACGACGACGACGTGCTCGTGCTCGTCGCTGGCGCTCGAGCGCTGCAGTTGCCGTATAAGGTGACGACCGAGAACCCGCTCGACGTGACGCGTAAGTACGAGAACATGCTCGCGACCGAGACGCGCGGATGAAAGCGCTCAGCCTCTGGCAGCCGTGGGCGACGTTGCTCGCGAGCGGCATGAAGGAATACGAAACGCGAGGCTGGCAGACGTATCACCGCGGGCCGATCGCGATTCACGCCGCGCAAAAGTGGGACGGCGAGCTCGAGGCGCTGACCCGGACGGAACCGTTCTACAGCACGCTGCTGCTGCTGAACGCCGGCGGGCGTCCGCCGCTGCAGCTGCACCGTGGCTCGATCGTCGGCTACGCGTTCCTCGAGCGCGTAGACCCGACCGAGGTACTGATGAAGAGCAGGGCGTTGCTGACGAAGCGCGAACGCGCCTTCGGCAACTTTGAGCCCGGCCGCTTCGGCTGGCGGATGAGCGACGCGGTCCTGATCGAGCCCGTATGGTGTCGCGGCAGGCAGGGCCTCTTCACGCTCGACGAACGAACCGCTGCGCAGGTCCGCGAGCGCGTCCGCGCCGCGAAAGACCGCCAGCGCACACTGAGGATGAGAGCACCGTGAACCGGAGAGACAGAAGGCGCGCTGAGCGCGAGAAGAAGGGACCGATGATCGACGGTCAGCAGGGGCAGCCGCTCGAGCTTTGGTGTCAGCAGCACTGGCAGCGGCGCGTCGCGGCCGATCCCGACGTGAACGGCATCCTCGCGACCGTCATGCTGACGCAGATGTTTATGAGCGAGCTCGCGCAGGCGTACCCGCAGGGCACGAACCTGAGCGCAGTCTCGAAGGTCGACGGTCCGGGCTGCTGCTACTTCGCGAGCCGGCCGATGAGGATGCCCGACAGCCTCGACACGGTTACGCAGCGCACCGACCTGCGGCAGCAGCAGCGTCTACTGACCGAGCTCGACGTGCTCATTCACGCCTGCAGGAACAGCGTCGGCGAGCGGATCGAGCACGCCGCGATCGGCACGCACTACGCGCTGCTCGAGGCGTTCCTGCAGAAGGTGCGCTACGACCTGCTCGGCCTGCGCGCGCCGGCGCTGCCGGAAGGCGCGGACGTCCGCACGTTCTACTACGAGATGGTCTACCGCTGCACCGGCGAGCAGCGAGAGGTGCGGAAGCCTGCGCCGGAAGAGCCCGCGCCGCCGCCGGTGCAGCCGTCGTGCGGCTTCGAGCTCACTTTCCTGCTCGAGGACGGATGCGAGGGGCCGCGTCGCCCCGGCGTCGACGTGAAGAACGCGACCGAGCGCAACTGGATCACGCCGAGCGGGCGCAAGATCCTGCCGGTGCCGTTTATTGCGATGGCCTGCCCGCGGTGCCAGCCTGCACCGAAGCCGGCAGAGCCACCGTACAACCGCGGCGGCTACGAGCTCAGCGGGCCGGTGCTCGCGCACCTCGACTGGTCACGCGATCGCCGCATTAGCCGGATCGAGAACGTGCGCCAGCTCGAGCACCTGAAGCCGACGCAGGCGCTCTTCCTCTACCCGGCCGACCCGAATGAGCCGCAGGCGTGCGGCGTGCCGATCTGGCCCGCCGAGACGCGACCCGATCGCGTAGAGCTGCAGGCGCGCTGGCTCGCCGAGAAGCCTCGAGGGCTGCGCGGCGGCAGGCACGGATGAGCGGCAAGCGGCGGAAGAAGGGCACGAAGATGATCGGCACGCGTTGCGAGCCGTGCGGCAAGCTCGCGCTGCCCGAAGACGTCGCGACGCGGATTCACGCGCGGCTGCTGCGCAGCTCGGCGACGCGTAAGTACGAGCTCTGGCCCTGCCCGCAGAAGGCCGGACGCTTTCACCTCGGCCTGCGGCCGAAAGACGACGAGGGAGCATGAGCAACACGAGCGAAGCAGCCTCGAGCGCGCGGCGGATCAACAACGCGCTCGTCGAGTACCGCGAGCGACTGCAGGCCGACGCTCGCGCGCTGAGGCACCGGCAGAACGCGCTCGAGGCGATCCGGTCGATCGTGCGCACCGCCGACGAGGCCCAGAGCGCGGTCGGTCAGATCGAGGCGATCGTCGAGGCCGGGCCGGAAAGCGGCTACTGCTTCGATTGCGGCCGCGTTTTCGAGGCGAAGAACCGACCGAGCGACGAACCCTGCCCGCGGTGCGGGCACTACCGCGCATGGGTGCGGATCTCATGAACAGGTCGACGAGGCGGGCGATCGGTCGCGCGCTGCGCGAGCTACGCGAGGAACACGGACTGACGCAGGAAGAGCTCGGCGACGCGATCGGGCTCGCGCGACCGCGGATCACTGAGACAGAGAACGGCGACCGGCACCTGAAGGCGTCTGAGGCTGGCGCGATCGCACGCTACCTCGGCCGCTCGAGGCGCGAGCGCAGCGCGATCGCGTGGGCGCTTTGCGACGCCGGCGAGAACCCGACACCGGAGCTAGACGACGAATGAGCAACCCGAGAGCACGCCTGATCGAGCTCTACACCCGGCTCGACGAGCTGACGGCGCAGGAAGACGCGATCTACGACGAGGCTACGCAGCTGATCCTCGACGCCGACCCGGAGAACCTGCCGAGCGACCCGGCCGACCGCGAGCAGAGCGTGCGCGATCACCTGCTCGACTACGTGCGCGTCAGCGACCGCGACGGATCGCCGGCAGAGCGCGTCGACGTCCTGCTCGAGCGCGTCGGCGTCTGATGGCGCGCGAGCAGCTAGACCTGATGGCCGCGCTCGTCGACAGCCTGCGGCCGCCCGGCGAGGCGAAGGCGGCCGCGATCAGCGACGACGGCCGGTACCGCTACACGCTCGAGCGCATCTGGGACCCGTCGAAGGTGCCGGCCGTTTTCTGCATGCTGAACCCGAGCACCGCGGACGCGTCGCAGGACGACCCGACGATCCGCAGGTGCCGCGGCTTCGCGCAGACGCTCGGCTACGGCGGCCTGATCGTCGTCAACCTCTTCGCGCTGCGCTCGACGGACCCGACCGCGCTGCTCGACGCTGACGACCCGATCGGGCCGGGGAACGACGAGCAGATCCTCGCCGCGGCCGCTCGAGGCGACGGCACCGTCATCTGCGCGTGGGGCACCGGCGGCGCGCTGCACTTCCGCGGCCGCGACGTGCTCGCGCTGCTGAAGAAGCGCGGCGGCTTCCGGCCGATGAGGCTCGGCCCGCCGACGAACGGCGGCAACCCGCGGCACCCGCTCTACCTGCCGCGCACCGCGGCGCTCGAGGCGCTGTGACCCGGCGCGAGATCGTCGTCGCGTGGCGGAAGTGGCTGCAGAGCCCGGAAGGGCAGAGCTGCAGCGAGGCGCGCACGCTCGGCACCCGCGACCCGACGCGGTACCTGATCAACCGGCTCGAGCGGTCTTTTCACGCCGGGATCGCCGCGGCCGATCGCGCCGCGCTCGAGGCGCTGACCCCAGACGAGCTCGCATGGCTCAGGCAGGCCGTGCTCGAGCTACGCGAGCCGACGTCGACGAGCGGCGACAACGAGCTCGGACGTCTGATCGCGAAACTGCTACGCGAAGAGGGCTGATGGACACGCAGAAGATCCTCGACGAGCTCGAGGTGCGCATGGTGGAAGTGCAGACGCTCGCGCTGCTGCTGCCGCCGCCGAGGAAGCACAAGTACCCGGAAGAGCGGGACCGAGACGACTACGACAGAAGCTGCGCTGCAGCGCTCGCGTGGCAGGCGCGCACGATACGCGAGCTCGCGGCAGCAGTCGATCGACGAGAGGGCGACGCGGATGGGCACTAGCAACACGCACGGACTGCCGCGGCCGATACTGCGGCGCAACGATTCCGAGCAGGGCGCAGACCTCGTGACAGGGCGACAGGTGGCATGGCGCTGCCCGTTCTGCTTCAAGAGACTGAAGGCCGGCACGGTAGGCACGCGCTGCAAGTGCGGCGCTGAGATCACCCGAACCGAGAGAGCGGCACCATGATCGACCGGAGCGAGACGTACGAGACGAGCAGGCTCGAGCACGGACGCGGACCGCAGCACGAGGCGGCTGAGGCGATCCGTCGCGCGACGCAGGGCCTGAAGGAAGGGACCGAGAAGCTGATCGACGCGAACCGAGCGATCGACGACGAGCTCGCCCCGAAGCGCGAGCTGACGCCGGACGAAGCCGAGGGCCTCGAGCTGCTCGGCACGACGCTGCAGGTGAACAGCCTCGACGAGCTCGGCGAGAAGCTCGGCCTCGAGAAGACCGACGACCTCGCGCACCCGAGGGCGTTCAGCGAGCAGCCGCGCGTCGAGCTCGGCGGCGACGGCATCGAATTCGTCGATCGCTACAGCGCGACCGGGCGGCCGCGGCCGCGGCTGGCGACCGTCTGCAAGGGCCAGTGCGAGGGCATGGGCGTCGTGCCGGTCAGCTACGACGCCGCGATCGAAGCCGGCGGCGACGTGCTCGACGCGTGGAAGCGCGCGCACCGCGAGAGCTGCGAGGCGGCCGACGACGTCGGCATCCCCGGCAAGTGCGACGGCTGGCACTTCCTGACGTGCACGGATTGCGGCGGCACCGGACGTCGACCGTTCGCGGTCTGGCAGCACAACGGCGAGCGGATCACCGCCGGCGGCGCAATCGAGGCGCTCGACAAGATCCGGCGGCCGTTCGCGCACCGTGCGGCTGCCATCGCCGCGGGCGTACCGCAGCCTGACGACACGGTCATGCCGCAGCCGGGGAAGGTCGATAGCGTGCTCGACGACGTCGCGGCCTTCCTCGAGCACCGGCCGCTGCTGCTCGAGCTCGAGCTCGAGTGATGTCGTACCGATGGGACCCGGACCTCGAGCCGGTTGACGGACCCGACGACCTCGACGAGCTCAGGCTCGCCTGCTCTGGCTTCCCCGGCTGGCGCTCGATCGAGGCGGACCGGGCTCGAGGCGACGGACCCGGCGACGTCCGGGCGTCCCTGCTGACCGAGGCCGAGGCGAAGAAGGCGCGCCTCGCCGAGGCTCGGCGGAAGGCGGCCGCGACCCGGAAGGCGCGGGCCGAGCTCGAGCGAGCCCGGAAGGACCGGAGAAACGCACGCGACCGGGCACGCAGGAAGGCCCAGAAACAGGCCCAGAATCGCGCAGGACGAAGAAAGGGGCCTCGACACGCGTCAGGGCAGGGGCGTAGGATTCAGCGACCTGCAGGGCGAACCCGACGCGAGGGCACCATGAAGCGCAAGGCAGCGTGACCGGCGACCGGACCGGCGGGCGGCGACGAGGCCGACCCGCCAGCCCGGCGGCCGAGCGGCTGCAGACGGCCCTGCGGGCGATGCAGCTCGAGGCCGACGCGAAGCGCGACGCCGCGAAGCCTCGACGCCGGCGTGACGACCCCGAGCATCAGCTGCAGTGCCTCGCGATTCAGTGGGTCGCGTTGCGCACCGGCCGCTACCCCGAGCTCGAGCTGCTGCACGCGATCCCGAACGCCGCACGCCGGACGAAGCGCGAGCGCGGCCGTCTGCTCGCCGAGGGCCTGAAGGCGGGCGTCTGGGACCTCTTTCTGCCGGTGCCGCGCTGCGGCTTCGCCGGGCTCTACCTCGAGACGAAGATTCACGAGCGGCGGCCGGTCGGCGGGAAGGTCCGCATGGTGAAGACGAGCCTGACGCCGGCGCAGCGCGACTGGCAGCAGCGCGTGCGCGAGCAGGGCTACTGCTGCCGCGTCTATCACAACCTCGAAGAGCTCGAGGCGATCCTGATCGACTACCTCGAGGGCCGCCTGCCGCGCACCGCCGAAGAGCCGGGCCTGCGATGAGACGGCCGCACCCCTTCTGCCGCTGCACGATCATGAGCGAAGACTGCCACGACCCCGCAGAGCAGCGCGGGCCGGGATTCACGCGCCTCGTCACGAAGCTGAAGGCGGGCCAGACCGTCACGATCGAGAGCGAGGGCGGGCTGCGCTCGGCCGTGCAGCTGCACCGGGACCTCAGCAACGCGGTCGCGCCGAAGAAGCTGCTCGCGACTGTCATCTACGCGCGCGACGACGAAGAGCGCGTCATCCTCGAGCACTGGATTCCGAAATGAGCTTCAGACCGCGCGGGCACCTGCTCGCGTCTCTGGCAGTGCTGGCGATCGGCGGGCCGGACGTGCACGTGCCGCTCGAGGTGGACATCGCACCGCAGCCGCCGCACCGCGAGCGACGCCGCGGCGGGAAGCCGTACAGCGCGCGCACCGCGCCGAAGAAGAAGCCGAACCGAGCGAAGGGCCGGAAGCCGAGGAAGCAGCGATGACGGCGAGCAGGTGGATCAGGCTCGAGCGCACGACGCCGAGCGGGAAGCAGCTTTTCCTCTGCCGCACCTGCGGCCGCGAGAGCCCGACGCCGGACAAGCGCTGCGCGGACGGCTGCCGCGACGAGACGCGTCAGCGCCTGCAGGTCGATCGAGCGACGATCTCGGACGGCGAGGGCACGGTCGAAGTGCACCGCAGCTCGAGCGTGCGCTGCGAGCTCGACAGGATCGGCAACGACCTGCTCGAGGCGATCGCGACTGCGCTCGGCGTTACGTTTGTCTGCGACGAGCTCGACGCGCCGAAGCTGGCGCTGACGGTCGGCGGCCGCAGCGAGACGCTCGAGCGCTTCCTGCAGCCGCACCTCGACGCGCTGCTCGAGCGCATGGGCACGAGCACCGCGGCCGTGCTCGCGCGCGACAACTGGACGATCGAGATCCGATGACGCGGCCGCGCAGGAAGCCGTACACGTCGGCGGGCATCACGCGGCTGAAGTGCTACCGCTGCAGGAAGAACCGCGCGCGGCATCAGTGGCAGATTTGCGCGGACGGGAACGTCTGGCGGCCGATCTGCATACCGTGCGACGTCGAGCTCAACGCGATGGTGCTCAGGTGGACCGGCGACCCGGACGCTGAAGCGAAGATCGAACGCTACCGAGCAGAGCAGCAGGGATGACGAAGACCGGCAACATGCGACGCGTGAAGAGCGAGCTGCGCGACGTCGCGCTCGACGAAGTGCGGCCGCACCCGAAGAACCCGAAGCAGGGCGACGTCGGCGCGATCGTCGAATCGATCGACGTCAACGGATGGTACGGTCGCATCCTCGTGCAGAAGCGGACCGGATACATCCTCGCCGGCAATCACCGCTACCTCGCGGCCGCGCACCGCGGCGAGAGCTCAGTGCCTGCCGAGATCCTCGACGTCGACGACGCGACCGCGCTCAGGATTCTGATCGCCGACAACCGGATCGCCGACCTCGGCACGTACAGCGACGAGCGCCTCGCGCAGGTGCTCGCCGAGATCCTCGAGCAGACGAGCAGCCTCAGCGGCACCGGCTACGACGCTGACGACCTCGATCAACTGCTCGCCGACCTGAGCAGCTTCACCGCGGACGTCAGCGAGGTAAGCGACGATCCGTGGGAAGCCGTCGCCGACCGGCTCGTGCAGAAGTGGGGCACCGACCGCGGCCAGCTCTGGACGGTCCCGAGCATCACGACGCCGGGAGCCGCGCACCGCATCGGCTGCGGCGACAGCCGCGACCCGGAGCTCGTCGCGCGCGTCATGAACGGCACGACGGCGCAGCTGCTCTTCACCGACCCGCCGTACGGCGTCGAGTACGAGGCGAGCCCGAAGCACAAGCGCGTCCAGAACGACGACCTGCACGGCCGAGCGCTGCAGGAGCTGCTCGAGCTCGCGCTGCGCGCCGGTAGCCCGCACCTCGCGCAGGACGCTGCCGTCTACGTCTGGCACGCTGACAAGGACGGCCGCCGCGCCTTCGAGCGCGCGCTCGAGAACGCAGGCTTTCAGGAGCGTCAGTACCTGATCTGGGCGAAAGAGAGTTTCGTGCTCGGTCGGTCGACGTTCCACTATCAGCACGAGGCGGCATTCTACGGCGGCCGCGCGGGCGTCTCGCCGAAGCACTACGGCGACCGGACACAGTCGACGGTCTGGCGCATCACGCCGCGCCGCGGCAAGGGCGCGACGACGCCGATCGCGCTCGACAACATCGCAGGGCTCGCGGTCCTGCTCGACGAGGGCGTCGAGGTTTTCCTGAGCGCGAAGGTCCCTGACAAGGCGAAGATCCGCCGCGTGACGTTCCCCGAGAAGGGCAGCCTGCTGCTGATCCCGAACCCCGGCACGTCTGACCTCTGGGAGATTCAGCGCGACCCGCGCGACGACTACCTGCACCCGACGCAGAAGCCTGCAGCGCTCGCCGCTCGAGGCATCGTGAACAGCACCGCACCGGGCGACGTCGTGCTCGATCTCTTCGCCGGCGGCGGCTTTGTTGCGGTCGCAGCGGAGCAGACCGGACGGCTCAGCTGCTCGATCGACTACGCACCGGGCGCGGTCGCAGCGACGCTCGAGCAGCTCGAGCGCCTCGGCCTCGAGCCTGAGCTCGAGGACGCGAAGCCTCGGAAGAAGAAGGCGCGCCGATGACGAAGCCGAAGAGGGCGAAGGCGACGAGCACGAAGAAGGCGCGCGTGAAGAAGGCCGCGCCGAAGGCGACGCCGCGCGTCGCGCAGCCGTGGGAGCTGCAGCCCGGCGAGACGGCTCAGCAATTCGTCGGATTCGTCGCCTACCGCGACCTGCTGCCGCAGGACCGCTCGATCGACAAGGCGTACGAGGTTGCGACCGGGCGGAAGCTGCCTCGAGGCGAGCGCGCACCCGGCTACTTCGGGCGTTGGAGCTCGAAGAACGGATGGCCCGAACGCGCGGCCGCGTGGGACGGTCACGTCGACGAGCAGCGCAGGCGCTGGCGCGAGGAAGCCGAGAAGGAAGAGGTGCAGGAGATGGCGCGCCGGCAGATCGGCCTCGCGACCGCGCTGCAGACGCTCGGCGCGAACGTGCTGAACGTGCTGCGCACGTCACCGGAGAAGATCAGCCCGCACGCCATGATCCGCGCGATCGTCGAGGGCTCGAAGCTCGAGCGCCTGAACCGCGGCGAACCTGAGACGATCGTCGACCTGCGCGACGGCGGCGGCTCGGCCGGGCATGACGAAGACCCGGCACTGCGCGCGCTGCTCGAGGACCCGGAAGCGCTCGAGATGGCGCAGGAGCTCGCGCTGAAGCTGAATGCTGCCCGCGGTCGTTAGGCCCGAGCTGCTCTGGCGCGCGACGCCGGCGACGCTCGCGCAGCGGCTCAGCCGCGGCCGCTGGATTCCCGCACGTCACCTGCTTTTCATTGCGCAGGTGCTCGTCGCGCTGCTCGTCGGCCGGCACAAGCGCGTCATCCTCAGCGTGCCGCCCCGACACGGAAAGAGCGAGCTCGCATCGCACTGGCTGCCGGTCTGGGCGCTCGAGCTCTGGCCGTGGATGCGCATCATCCTGACGTCGTACGAAGCGCGCTTCGCGTCGCGTTGGGGCCGCACCGTGCGCGACACGATTCAGACGAACGGCCGCGAGCTGAACGTGCGCGTCTCGAGGAAGAGCTCGGCGGCGAATCAGTGGGACACGACCGCCGGCGGCGGCATGCTGACCGCCGGCGTCGGCGGACCGATCACCGGATGGGGCGCAAACCTCTTCCTGATCGACGACCCCTTCAAGAACGCGGATCAGGCGAACAGCCAGCTCTACCGCGACAAGGTCTGGGAGTGGTGGCAGTCGACCGCGTACACGCGCATCGAACCCTTCCGAGACGGCCGCGAAGGCGTCGCGCTGCTGACGATGGCGCGATGGCACGAGGACGACCTCGCCGGCCGGCTCGAGCGCTTCGGCGACGAGGGCGGCGAACCGTGGCACGTCATCAGGCTGCCGGCGCTCGCCGACGACGTCGACGACCCGCTCGGCCGCAGGATCGGCGAGGCGCTCTGGCCTGAACGCCGCAGCGAAGAGCAGCTGCTGAACATCAAGACCGCGATCGGCAGCTACTACTTCGACGCGCTCTTTCAGGAGCGGCCTGCACCGGAGAGCGGCGACATCTTCAAGCGCGACGCGTGGCGCTTCTACTCGAAGCTGCCTGACCTCTTCCGCTTCGAGCTATTCGTCGTCTCGTGGGACATGAGTTTCGACGACAAAGGCAAGGACCCGAGCTACGTCGTCGGTCAGGTCTGGGGGAAGCTCGGCGGCGACTTCTATCTTGTTGATCAGGTTCGCGCTCAGCTAAACTTCCCGGCAACGAAGCTCACCGTCCGCACGTTCAGCGCGAAGCATCCGTACGCGGCGCTGAAGCTCGTCGAGGACAAGGCGAACGGGCCGGCGATCATCGCTGAGCTCGCGCGCAGCGTACCGGGCCTCGTGCCAGTCAACCCGATGGGCGATAAGGTTGCACGAGCTCGAGCGGTCAGCCCGCTGCAGGAGAGCGGCAACATCTTCCTGCCGAGCCCAGAGCTCGCACCGTGGATTCACGATTTCGTCGCTGAGGCTGCAGCGTTCCCGAACGGGCAGCACGACGATCAGGTCGACAGCATGACGCAGGCGCTCATTCGGTTGAACGGCGTGCCGGTCGCGGACCCGGACGCGTACGCGGACAGCAGGCGATAGGAGAGCACCGATGGCAGAGACGGTCACGTACGCAGGCGACGCCGAGAACGCAGAGAGCGGTCGGCCCACAGTGTCGAAGGAGCAGCTCGCGTTCCTCGACGAGAAGCACCCGGTCTACGTCGCATGGGCCGAGGACAGCGCGCCGGCGACGCGAGAGGGCAACCGCCTCGACGGCGACACGTCACCGCTCGGCGAGCTCGCGCTCGTCGGCAGCATCTTCGCGCAGGCGGAATTCAGCGCGTGGCAGCGCAACGAGCGCCGGCTGCGCGGCGGCGACGAAGTGCTCGACGAGCTGCGGCCGTTCGATTGGGAACGTGCGACCGGGGCCGCGTACCGTGCGCGGCAGGCGCAGGCGAGCTACGTCAACTTCCCCGAGCAGTTTGCGTCGACGCTCGTCGGGCACCTCTTCCGCGAGGCACCGCAGCCCGGCAAGGGCCTGAGCTTCGGCACGCTCGGCGAGGTGCGACGCGATCGCGCGGGCGCGGAGCCGACGCGCGCCGAGCTCGTCTACTACAACGCGACCGGCACCGGGCAGGACGGCAGCCAGTGGGACGCGTTCTGGGCCGACGTCACGAAGCGCGCAGCTGCGACCGGGCACCGCTGGATTTTCGTCGACGCACCCGAGGCGCAGCCGCGGACGTTCGCCGACGAGCTGAGGGGCCTGCGGCCGTACCTCGTCGAATTCTCGCCGCTCGACGTCATCAACTGGCACTACGAGAACGGTCAGCTCGCGTTCGCGATCGTGCGCGTGCCGATTCGCAACCCGCGCCTCGTCGACGGCAAGCTCGTCGGCAACGCGAGCGAAGACGGCTTCCTGCTGCTCGTCGCCGACAGCTACCGCGGATTCCAGCCACTGATCCCGCGCGGCGGCTGGTACAAGTTTACCGCCGAGAAGGAGCTGATCGGCTTCGGCGACTGGACGAAGACGCGCGGGCAGATCCCGCTCTTTCCGCTCTTCTACGAGCGCGACAAGGGCACGAAGGAACGGCCCGCGATCTCGAGGCCGGGCCTGACCGAGATGGGGCAGATCGCGGTCAGCTACATGAACCTCGACAGCGCGGCCGACTTCGACGCGTGGGACGCGGCGACGTCGATCACGTGGCTCGTCGGCGTCGACCCGGAAGCGTTCAACACGGCGATGGCGAAGGTCGCCGGCGGCAACCGCTACATCCCGGTGCCGTCGAGCGGTCAGGCGAAGCTCGGCGGCGCGAGCACGGACAGCGTCAGCATTCAGGACGGCAGCACCGGCGCAGTGACGGCCGACGTCTTCGACCGCCGGCTCGCGTCGAAGCTCGACGTCGTCGAGCGCGTCATGATGAACGAAGCGAGCTCGACGCCGGACAGCTCCGGCGCGTCGAAGGAAGCCGGCTTCAGCGAGGCGAAGAGCCCGCGGCTCGCGCTGATGGCGGCGAACCTCGAGGAAGCCCAGAACACGGCGATCTACTTCCTCGAGCTGCGATTCGGCACCGTGAAGAGCGGCCAGCCGAGCGGCTCGGCGCGCTGGCCGCGCGAGTTTGACCTCGTGCCGGTCGCCGACGACCTCGTCGCGTTCCTCGAGGCGCAGATGACGTCCGGCGTCTCGTCGCCGACCGCGACCGCGCGCGCGCTGAAGCTGCTCGCACGCGAGAAGCGCGTCATCACCGACGACGCCGAGCTCGAGAAGGTCGAAGACGAGTACCTCGATGCCGTCGAGGCGAACGACCTCGAGAAAGAGCAGGAAGAGGCCGAGCGGCAGGCCGCGCAGGACGCGCTGAGGAAGGGCGAGGGCGGCGACCCGACCGGCGAGATCGAGGAATAGCGGCGCGTGCCTGCTGAGCCGCAGGGCCGCGGGCGCAGCCGCTACGCGCGCGAGCTCGCGGGCGCGCGGCGCATCGGCCTCGCGATGGGCGAGGCGCAGACGCGCAAGCTGCTGCTGAGCCTGCAGGACTTCCTCGACGACATGACGGCCCGGATCAAGCCGGGCACGTTCAACCGCGCCGAGGCGTTCCGGGGCCTCGCGCGCGGGCTGATCGCCGAGCTGACGCAGGAGCTCGAGCAGAGCGTCGCGACGGGCATCGGGATCACCGCGCGCGCCGTCGTTGAGAAGCACGCGCTCGCGACCGCCCGGCTGCTGCAGGACGTCGGCAGCGGCCTGAGCGTCGCCGGCGTCTTCGCTGGCGTCGACGTGGCGGCCGCGCAGGCGATGCTGAGCCGCCCGGAGCTGAGCGCGGCGTTCAAGACGATCCGCGGCGACCTCGTGCGCGACGTCGACCGCACCCTGATCAACGCGGCCGCGACCGGCACCTCGAGCACGGACCTCGCGCGGCAGCTGCGCCTGACCGTCGTCGGCAGCGAGGACATTCCCGACGAGCTGCTGCTCGATCGCCGGCGGATCACGAAGGCGGCGCTCGAGAAGCTCGGCGTCGACCCGACGCCGGCGAACCTGCGGCACTTCCGCACCCGCGCCGGACGCGTCGCGAACGCCGCGCAACTGATCGCGCGGACCGAGATGGCGAACGCCGAGCACGAGGCCGCGATCGCCGCGGCCGAGGCGAGCCCGGTCGTCTCGGCGATCCGCTGGCTGCTGAGCAACCGGCACCCGCGTACCGACGTCTGCGACGTCTTCGCGAAGGCGGATCATCACGGCCTCGGTCCGGGCGTCTTCGACAAGCGCCGCGTGCCGCCGCGGCCGCACCCGCGCTGCCTCTGCCCGCACGTGCACGTCCTGCGACCCGAGGAAGAGTGGGGGCAGGATCTGCCGCGGCCGCCGAAGGTGCAATGGTCGCCGGGGCACGTGCAGGAGCTCTTCAACCTCTCGCCGAGCCAGCTCGTGCAGCTGAACCGGGCGATGGCTGTCGCGCGCGTCAGGAAGGCACCGGGCGCGGTCGGCCCTGACCCGCTGGCGGGCCTCGCGGCCGCGCAGCTCGCGCAGCAGCAAGAAGCGATGGCGGCCGCGCAGGCGGCGCTCGAGGCGGCCGCGGCCGAGAAGCTCGTCATCGCGAAGATGAAGGCCGCGATCGCGCAGGCTCAGGCCGCGATCGACAAGGCGAAGGCGGCCGGTGCGACCGGCGCGCAGCACGTCGCCGAGGAAGCGCTCGAGCTCGCGACGAAGAACCTCGCCGCACGCCGCGCCGCGAATAAGGCGGCATCGCAGAAGTTTTCCGCGAAGAACAGCGCCGCGGCTAAGGCGCTGGCGGCCGCGAAGGAAGCCGCGCAGGCGAAGGCGAAGGGCCTGCTCGAGCAGGCGGGCAAGGTGCTCGTCGGCTCGATCGACGAGGCGGACGCGTTCGGCCTCGAGCTCGACGACGCGATCGCGCTCGCGAAGAAGGCGGGCCTCGACGACCTGATCGCGAAGCTGACGACGGCAAAGACGTCGCTGCAGGCTGTCATTGCCGAGAAGACCGCGGCCGCGAAGCTCGCGGCGCAGCTGCTCGACGAGCTCGAGCAGAAGGTCGTCAACGCGAGCGACCTCAACGAGCTGAAGCTGCTCAAGAGCGACCCGAAATGGTCGCAGGCGATCGTCGAGACGGCGAAGAGCGGCAGCCTGCTGCTGCAGCAGCGGTCGCAGAAGCTGCTGCAGTCGTACAACGACACGAAGCACACGCTCGAGCACCTGCTGAAAGAGAAGGGCACCGCGGCGATCGCGCAGGCCGCGGACATCGCCGACGCGTCGAAGATCGCTGCAGCGAAGAACAGCCTGCCCGAGCTGAAGGCGATGCTCGCGAAGCTGGAAGACCTGCAGCAGGGCGCGGTGCTCGAGGTAGACCTGCAGCTCGGCGGGAACACGTACGACGCGGCGATCGCGACGCTGATCGCGAACGTCGAGAAGGCGATCGCTGCGAAGCAGGGCGCGAACAAGAAGGCATCGGCGAAGTTTGCAGCGAAGAAGAAGCTCGACCTCGCGCTGCAGGAAGCCGAGAAGATCGCGAAGAGCAAGACGCTGCCCGGCAAGACGTTCGGGCCGGAAGTGGCGAAGCACCTGAAGACGCTCACGCATGACGAGCGCGTGCAGGTCATCAAGAGCGCGCTCGAGAAGCAGTACGCGGCATACCTGAAGACGCTCGACGACACCGGCGACGTCGCGGCGGCCGAGCTCGCGGCGAAGAGCGTATTCGATCAGGAAGTGCAACTGCTCGTGCAGGCCGCGCAGACGCCGGCGGGCCTGAAGGCGGCCGTCGCGCAGAATGTCGCGCAGACGCCAGCGCAGGCGGCGGGCGTCAACGCTGCGCAGGCGACCGTGCAGAAGGTGAAGGGCAAGAAGGTGAAGGCGGCCGCCGTCGACGCGGGCGCACCGCGGCCGATCGTCGCCGGCGACGCGAAGACGATCCTCGGAAAGCAGGTCGGACCCCAGAGCGGATCGAACCCCGGCGGGATCTACGAGGGCACGGACGGCGTTCGGCGGTACGTAAAGTTTTACGACGACCCGGCGCAGGCTCGAGGCGAGGCGCTCGCGAACGATCTCTACCGCCGGCTCGGCCTCGAGGCACCCGAGAGCGTCGTCTTCGAGCACAACGGCAAATGGGCGCACGCGACGCCGCTGCTCGACGTGAAGGGCACCGTGAAAGACCTCGGCCTGACGAAGGATCTCGCCGACAAGATCCTCGACGGCTTCGGTGCCGACATGCTTACCGCGAATTGGGACGCGGTCGGCATGAGCCTCGACAACGTCGTCGTGCTCGCGAACGGCAGGATCGCGCGCATCGATCAGGGCGGCACGTTCCTGATGCGCGCGAAGGCCGGGCGGAAGCAGGAGAGCCTGCTGCAGCAGCTGACCGAGTACGACGCGTTCATGTCGAAGAACCCGGCGTACAGCTCGGTCTTCAGCAAGGCGGGCCTGACGCCGGGCGACATGGGCGACCGCCTGATCGCGCAGATCGATCAGATCCTCGCGCTCGAGAAGGCGCTCGGCGGTTGGGACGCGTACGTGCGCGGCAGCTTCCCAGAGTGGGACGTCGCCGACCGGAAGAAGATCGTCGACATGCTCGCGGCGCGGTCGAAACTGCTCGCGAAGAAGCGCGACGACATCCGCAACTACGCGGCTGAGAAGATCCGGCTCGAGCGCGAGATGAAGGATCTGCTCGAGAAGACGAAGCTGAAGCGCGCGGCCGCGCGTACGCCGGAAGAGAAGGCGCAGGTCGCGCGCGCGGTCGCGCACGTGCAGCAGACGCTCGTCGCGTCCGACGTCACCGAGCTGAAGGCGGCGATCGCGCAGGGGAAGGGCCACGGCGCGCGGAACGCGATGGCGGCACGCAAGCGAGCGAGCGACGTGCGGCAGCGTTTCGTCATCGCCGAGCTCGAGGCGCGCGGCGTGAAGAACTCGACGGCGCGCGCGATCGAGCAGCACATCGAAGCCATGTACCGCAGCTGGCAGGGCAGCGCGCAGAGCGACGCGGCGATGGGCCTCAAGTTTTTCGGCGTCGTCGACGCCGGCGCGGTCAACACGTACTGGAATGGCTACATCAACCTCGATCCGGTCAAGCAGCAGCAGTTTCTCGCGGCAGGTCGCAACGCGCTGACGGGCGGCGGGCGCTTCAAGGAAGAGGACGTCATCACCGCGCTGCGCGCTGAGCGCGCTTTCAACCGAGCGATGGGCGAAGAGGTGCTGCAGGTGCCGAAGGTGAAGCTCTGGCGGCGCGTCTCGCACTACTTCCAGCATCAGCAGATCCCAGAGCCGGCGAGCGGCACGGTCGGCGTCTTCAGGCACAACGGCGTAACCGGATGGACGTCGGTGCGCGGCAGCTACGGCGGCTCGCACGAATTCGAAGCTGAATTCGATTGGGACGACGTCATGCGCTCGTACTGGTGGCACGCGGGCGGGTACGAGCACGAGCACGAGTGGTGGGTCTTCGGCTTCGACAAGGTCATGAAGGTCGAGAGGGCGAGATGAGCGGACGCGACCCGCTGAACGCAGAGCAGCGCGAGCACCTGCGCCTCGAGCTCGAGGCGATGCGCGCCGAGTACGGCGACGGCGTCTACGTCGGCATCGTAACCGACGACGACCCGCTGCTCTGGGCTCGAGACGAGGAAGACGAGAGCTGGCAGGGGTACGAGAAAGCGACCGACGATCAGATCGCGGACCTGCAGGAAGCGATCGATCTCGGCGACGAGCTCGACGGGCTCAGGACCCGGCCGACCGAGCAGCCCTGACGCGCGGCTCTTGTGCGCGCGCGAGGCTTGCTGATACCGTTACGTGCATAGGCCGTCAGTTTTCGGTTTCCACGGCTCGCCGAAGTAGTCAATGAGCCGGCGCTCGACGGCAGCGCACCGGAGCTCCAGCCGCTAAAGAGGAAGCATGGACAGAGAGCAACTGCTCGAGGCGTTGAAGGACCCGAGCACCGCGGACGCGAAGACGGTAGCGAAGGCTCTGCAGAAGCACGCGCAGCCGATCTATCAGGAGATTTTCAACCGCGGGCATTCTCAGGCGACCGAGAAGCTGACGGCCGAGAAGGAAGCAGTCGAGGCGCAGCTCGAGGCAGCCGAAGAGAAGGCGACGAAGGCGGAAGCGAAGGCGAAGAAGCTCGAAGAGGGCTCGCCGGACGTCGCGAAGGTCACTGAGCAGTTTCAGCAGGAGATCGCGGACCTGAAGGAGAAGCACAAGCTCGAGAAGAAGGCGCTCGAGACGAAGGTCGTCGACGTGCAACTGCAGACGTATCGCGAGAAGGCGATCGCGAAGCTCGTCGCAGCGGACGTCGATCCGGCCTACGCCGAGGTGCTGCTCGAGCGACAGGCGAACCGCGACCGTCTGAAGCTGGACAAGGACGGGAAGCTCTCGATCCTGCAGGCCGGGAAGGACATCCCGATCGCTGCCGAAGACGGCACGGACGCGCTCGACGCTTTCGTGCAGGAGCTGGCCGGCGCTACTCCGGCGAACTTCAAGACGTCGAACGGCGATCGAGGCGCAGGCGCGACGAACGCGGCAAGCGGCGGCGCAGGCGGGTACGACCCGGTCAAGGACGGACAGGCGCGCGCCGAGGCGCAGAAGAAGAACGCCGACAGCGATCTCGCGTTCAGGTAGCAGGCGCGCGAAACAGTAGACCGGAACCTCTAGGAGCAACGCGATGGCACCGCTTCGCGTATCGAGCACGGCGGGAGACAAGAGCTACATCGACATTCGCGTCGGTGGCGGCGACTTCACCGTGCACCAGATCAAGGCCGACATCAGCGAGCTCGGCGCGAACGTCGATGCAGACGGGTACCTGAAGCCGGGTACGCCGCTGCGCACGACGGGCGCGATCGGCGCGCCGATCACCGGCGCAGGACAGGGCGACGTCGTGCTCGTCGGACCGGAGCCGGTGCGAATCGGTGCGGCCGATCACACGGTCAACGCCTTTTTCGCCGGCGTCTTCAGCCGGCAGGCGATCGAGGCGAATCTCGGTCGCGTACTCACCGCAGACGAGCTCGCCAGCATCGCGGCGACGCCGGGCCTGCGCCTCATCTAACCTCGAGCTCAGGAGAGAGCCAACATGCGATACCAGCTCCCCGCGCTCGAGGCGCTGCAGGGGCGGAACCTCACGCTGCGCGAGCAGACGAGGCTCGCGAGCAACCCGGACCAGCTGCGCTGGCAGGCGATTTTCCCGCGTCGCGAGACGCGGTCGATTCGCATCAGCGAGATCACGCAGCGGGAATTCCGCCCGATCGGTCTGCGGCGCGAGTGGAACGCGCAGGGCCACGAGATCCCGGATGTGCTGCCGCCTCGCCGGGACTTCGAGATGATCCCGATCAACCCGAAGCACACGTTCGACGAGCACTACCTGCAGCTTCTGACGGAGCGCACGGAAGGCGTCGACAGCGTCGCGGCAGGGATCATCATGAAGGACGTCGACGAGTGGGCGAGCATCCTCGCCGGAGCGGCGTACCGGCAGATCGAGGTCGACGCCTTCGAGGCGTGGGCGCTCGGTCAGATCACGGTGCTCGATCCGGTCACGAAGGAAGCGACCGTCGTCTCGCTCGGTCTGGACGCGGCGCGGTACGTCGCCGAGGGCGAGGCGTGGAACGTCGTCACCGGCGGCGCGTACGCGCGTCTCGTCTATCACCTCGACGCTGCGCAGGACATGCTCGGCGGCGTGGGTGCGATTCGGATGCGCCGCGCGACGCTGAATACGGTCGTCGCGACCGCGCCGACGAGCACCGCGATTCCGCGCGTGACCGCCGGCAACATCGAGCAGGTTCTCGAGCAGGAAGGCTACGGCGAGGTGCGCGTCATCATCGATGAGCGCACGTACGACAAGCCGACGACGAACCCGCTCGTCACGTCCCCGACGAAGTACGTGCCGACCGGGCGCGTGCTCTTCCAGCCGCCTTCGGGCGTCGTCGGTGCGACGCACTTCGCGCCGGTCGCGCGGGCATTCGAGTACGCGTCGAAGGACCGGCGCGTGAATCGCAACGACGTGGCTCTCTTCCTCAACCCGCAGAACAACGGGAAGACGCTCGAGGAAGAGGCGCAGCTGAACGCGATCCCGATGCCGATCGAGCAGGCCGTCTACGTCGTCAACGCGGGCTTCTAACGAAGCACGCGAGGGGCAGCGTAGCGCAGAAGACGATTCCGGGCGGGGGCGGGCAGACCGCCTTCCGCCCGGTTTCTTTCACGGACCGAACGCAGGAGCAATTCAGATGGCGAGGAAGAAGCAGCAGGCACTGCGGCAGGCCGTTTCGATCGGCGATCGGACGTACCTGCCGGGTCAGGAAGACGAGCTGGAAGAGGTCATGACGAGCTCGCAGCTCGAGCACCTGACGAAGCAGGGCGCGTTCACGCCTGCCGGCGACGACGTCGAGCCGCTGCGCGCGCTCGGCGGCGACGGCGATCGCGGCACGGTGCAGGTCGCACCGGGCGCGGCGGTCGCACCGGGCGCGGCGCGGACCGGCCCGGCGGTCACCGGCGGCACGCCTGCCGGCGACGGGACCTTCGACGCCGACGCGATCGCGAAGCTGCCGATCCGCAACGGCCTCGAGGACGCGGTCGCGGGCCTGAGCGCCGAGCAGGTGCTCGCGGTCAAGAGCCGCGACAGCCGCGCGGGCGCGCAGCGGATCTACGACGCGCGTCTCGAGGCGATCGGCGACGCCGCGGGCGGCGGCGGCGAGTAAGCGGAGCAGCGGAGAAGGCCGCGCGCAGGGCTGAGCCATGCAGCCCGAGCACCGGCCGAGGGAAGGGAGTTTGAGCGGCAGCGCCTCGCACCCGCTGACCGCTCAGCTCCCGACCCGCGCCTCAACCTGAGACGAGGGCACGGATGCCGATCGACGTCACCGCACACGCGCTGCTGAGCGAGCAGGCGAAGGCGAAGAGCGCGCCTGAGCTCGAGGCGTTGCAGAAGCTCGCGATCGACGCGCTCGAGCTGCGCGAGCTCGACGCGACGCTCGCCGGCGACGAGCTCGAGGCGGCGAATCGCTACGTCGCGCGGCAGGTCAACTTGCTCGTCGCGAGCCCGCACGACCTGAGCACGATCTACAGCGAGAGCCGCGGACCGTTCTCGAAGAGCTTTCGCGAGGGCGTGCTGCCGATCGACGCGCTCGCCTACCGAGGCGCTCAGCTGCTGATCACCGCGGCGGCTGGCGGCGACCGCTACGCGAACGTGCGCAGCGTACGAGGATGAGCGGCGGCGCGCTGCATCACGTGACGGTCTACCGGCGCAGCTCGATCGCTGCACCGGCGGGCGCGGGCGCAGGCGGCGGCGAGGAAGCCCGCTCGAGCTTCGGGCGCGAGGGCGGCGGCGGCGACGTCCAGAGCGACACGAGGAAGCCGGTCGTCGTGCGCGAGGGCCTACCCTGCTCGATCGGCCTGCGAAGCGCCATGACGCGCGCGACGGCGGCCGGGCAGGAGAGTGTCAGCGAGCTCGCGGCGGTCTTCGAGAGCGGCGTCGACGTGCGGGAAGGTGACTACCTGAAGATCACGAGCGGGCCGCGCAGCCGAGAGCGCTTCGCGGTCGGCCGCGTCTGGGATTGGGGCATGGGCCTCGAGGCGGACCTGAGCGAAGCGGAGATCGCGCTCGAATGAGCAGCAGCCCGAAGGTGACGTACGTCGACAAGAGCGACGCCGCGATCGAACGGCTGAAGGATCTGCTGAAGCCGCGGCTCGAGGCGGCCGCGCTCGTCGTGCGCGACGAGATCGTGACGACGATCAACGACAGCGACCCGACCGGGCGCACGTACCGCATCCCCGGCACCGGCGCGACGTACCGCGCCAGCGCACCGGGCGAGCCGCCGGCGATCCGCGAGGGCCTCTACGTCTCGAGCTGGCACGGCACGCCGGCCGTCGAGCTCGGCAACGCAGTCATGGCGGCCGCCTTCACGAACCGGCGCGTCGGCGCGCATTCGCTCGGCGAGCTGCTCGAGTACGGCACGAAGCGAGGGCTCGCGCCGCGGCCGCACGTGCGACCGGCGATGACGAAGGCGAAGCCGAAGGTGAAGCGGATTCTGAGGACCGGATGAACGCAGACGCGAAGCGCGGATTCTACCAGCGCGCCGCGAGCGACGCCGCGCTGCTGCTGCTCGTCGGCTTCGAGGACCCGCCGGCGAACACGCGGCCGCGCGTCGAGCGCGGCTGGACGGACGATCTGCTATCCGAGCAGCCGAAGGAAGACTACTTTCCGAGGGTTGCGCTGACGTTCCCGGCTGACGAGGTGATCGCGGGGCCGGTCGGCGAGATCCGCGTGCAGGTCGATATTTTCGTCTGGCTGAACGACGCGGCGCTCGAGGCGATCGACGCACGGCTGCTCGAGCTCTTCGACGAGAAGGTCTGGACGTACGCAGGGCAGAGGTTCTACAGCCGCGCGCTCGGCGCGCGCGACGAGGACGCGACACCGCCGCTCAGGCGATCGCGAGACTACCTGATCAAGGTAGACTGACCGCCGCGCTGAGCGGCACCGAAAGGAGAAGCAGCGATGGCGAACGAACGGAAGACAGTCATTCAGGGCATCAGCGAGGTCGGCGCGATCCGCGCGACCGTCGACGTGCCTTTCGGGCGGACCGCACCGAACGGCGTGACGATCGCGTTCAGCGGTACCGATCACGAGGTCGACAGCGGTCAGAGCAACTGGCTCGAAGACATCTTCCGCACGGCCGACCGGGTCGACATCACGGTCCGGCTGATCTACGCGGACCTGCTGAACATGAAGGAAGCGCTCGGCCTGCCGGACAGCGCGCTGACCGGCGACCTGCAGGAAGCCGTCCCGACGCCCGAGGTGCTCGCGATCGCCGAGAACGCGCTCGGCCAGCGCGAGGACGCGCTCTACGTCGAATCGCCGGGACCGGCGGGCGACCGGCGCTACGATTTCGCGCGCACGAAGCTGCGCGCGGGCCTCTCGATCGACGTCCAGAAGGACGGGCACGTCATCCTCGAGGCGACGTGGGCCGCGCTGCGGCCGTCGTCCGGGGCGGCGGTCACGATCACGGACGCGATCTAGGCGGCCGCAGGAGCCTCGAGGCGGCTGCCTGACCCGGTAGCCGTCTCGAGCTCCCCGTAACGCGCAGGACGCAAGCGGCGGCCGCTGGCGGCCGTTCTGAGCAGTGGACCCCGACCGGGAGCAGACGAGCGATGGCAACGAAGGGCATGAAGGTCGTGCGAGCGCTGAGGATCACGAAGATCGCCGGGCACTACCGCCGGCTCTTCCCCGGCGACCTCGCCGAAGTGGACGCGGGCAAGGCGAAAGAGCTCGCCGCGACGAAGCCGCCGAAGGTGCAGATCCTGAGCGCCGACGAAGAGGCGGCCGCGCGCGAGGCGGGCACCGCGATCTACACGAGCGCCGCGACGGACGCGCAGAAGGCGGCCGACGAGGCGATGGCGGCGACGACGAACGCGCCGGCCGTGACCGGCACGCCGACGTCGGCCGCCGAGCTGGCTGCCAGCTCCCCGAGCACGAGCGGTAAGAGCGGCAGCAAGTGATCGAGATCGGGCGGCAGGAGCAGGAGCCCGCCGACCCGGAAAGCGTCAGCCTCGCGGACCTGCAGAAGTGGTGCGCGAAGCTCGAGAAGACGCTGCGGCTTCAGGAGCCGGACGGAAGGCTCGAGGATCGCGTCGAGAAGGAGCTGACGAGCCTCGAGCCTTCTACGCTTCCACGAGCGTTGAAGCGTTGGGCGCTGCTGAAGCACTGCTACCGGGTCAGGAACGAAGGGCTCGTCGCGGCGCAGGACCGCGATGGAGAGAAGCAGGAAGCCGCGCGGCAGCTGCTGCGGCGCGAGCCGGTACGCGTACGTCTGGGGGCGCGCATCGTCGAAGTGACCGGCCGCAGCTACAACGCGCTCGCCGAGATCGCGGCGCACGCGAGCCGGCTGCGCGAGCTCGAGCGCGACCTGCAGCAGGCCGATCGGCTGCACGCGGCCGCGGCCGCCGAGCTCGAGCACTGGCCGCGCTGGCGACGCGGCCGCGGCAAGCTGCGACGTCGCCTGCGCAGGATCGGCGACGTCTACCGGCTGCTGCTCGTCGAGGCGTCGCTGCACCGCCGAGCGATCTACGCGCACGTGCTGACGCCGACCGGCGCGCCGGCGCGCAGCTTCGCTGACGCACCCGCATGGGTCGACGAGATCGATCCGATCTGGGACGCGGCGCTCTTCCGCGCAGTGCACGAGGCGGGACCTGAGCGGCTGCAGCGGCTCGGCGCTCCGCCTGAGCGCAAGAGCGACGTCGAATTCGAGGACCCGGATATCGGCGGTTGGGCGTCGTTCTTCAGCGGGCTCGAGCGAGGTGCTAACATGGAGCCGGCGCAGCTCTACAACGACGACCTCTACCGCCTGCTCGCATGGTCGCGCGCGGGCGCACCGCCTGAGCCGGTCCGCGAATGATCCTCGAGCGCGAGATCCGGCAGCACCTCGAGCTCGCGCGCGCGTACGCGCGCTGGCAGCGAGGCTGGAAGCGACACCTACCGGAGCAGCTGAAGCGGCGGCTCTGGCGCAGACGAGCGACGCGGAGAGAGCGAGATGGCCGCCGGACCGACTGAGACAATCAACGCAGGCGACCTCGCCGTATGGGTCAGCGCGCGCATGGATCAGCTCGAGCGCGACCTCGACGGCGTGAAGAAGCGGGCGAAGAAGGCCGGCGAGGAAGCCAGCGATCAGCACGTCGCCGGCTGGCGGAAGAACCTCGGCAAGCTGAACGGCCTCTTCAAGGCGGTCGGCGCAGCGATCGCGGGCTTCTTCCTCGTGCAGATCGTCGGCGCAATGGCACGCGGCACCGCGGCCGCCGTGCGCTTCTTCGGCGCGCAGGTCACGCACGCCGAGAACCTGATCAGGAGCTACCTGCGCCTGAGCTCGGCGGCAAAGCTCTTCGGCGTCGACCAGCAGCTACTGATCGAGCTCGCGCAGCGCGGCCGCCGCGAGTTTCAGATGACCGCGACCGCGGCGAACGAAATCGCGGTACAGGTCGCGAAGATGGCGTCGAAGGCCGGCGACGCGACCCGGTCGCAGGAGCTGCTGACGCGCGCGCTCGATCTCGGCGCTGCGCAGGGCATGAGCGCGGCCGAAGTGAACGTCGCGCTCGAGCAGACGATGCGCGGGCTCGACGAAGGTACGGACAAGCTGCTGCAGATGAACCCGAGCCAGATTTACGAAGAGTGGGCGCGGGCGAACGGCAAGACGGCAGCTTCGATGAGCGACCTCGAGAAGAAGCAGGCGCTACTCAACGCGATCATCACCGCCGGTGCGCGCGTGCAGGGCGAGTATCAGAGGCAGCTCGAGGGCAACCTCGGCGGGCTGCAGAGCTGGCGGAACCGCCTGCAGGCGGCGCGCGAAGAGATCGGCGCTTACACGATCCCGGCGACCGTGAACCTCGCGCAGAAGCTCGAGGGTCCGCTCGCGAGCGCGGTCGACATGCTGACCGGCCTCGTCTCTCGATTTCTCGATCCGCTCGAGCAGCTCGCGGTGAAGCTGCAGCAGGCTGGCGTCGCTGCCGAGCACGTGCTGCCGCTCGAGCTGATGCAGCGCATGAAAGAGGCGCGAGAGGAAGCCGAAGACCTCGCAACGCAGATCGAATTCCTGCGCGAGAAGCAGGTCGGCAGGACGGCAGGCGGTATGAGCGGGGGCGGGGCACGCGGCCGCGAAGCGGTCGGCGACGTAAGCCTCAGCCGCCTGCGCGCAATGCGCGCCGAGGCAAACGAAGAGCTCGCCGAGGCTACGCGTGCTGGCGATTCGATGCGAGCGACGGCAGCGGCCGAGTACCTAGCGCACCTCAGCGAGATCATCGCGCTCGAGGAACGTCGTACGCAGCTGATTCGAGCGACGACGGCAAACGAGCAGGCGCTCGAGGAAGCGATTTCGCGCAGCGAGCAGCGCAGCCGCCTCGAAGAGATCGAAGCCGAGATCCTGCAACTGAACGAAGTGCAGAGCGTCGCGAGCAACGCGCGCGTCGCGCAGCTCGAGGCCGAGGCAGACGGTATCAGGCGCGCGCTCGGTCTGATCACGGACGGCACCGCTGAGGCGGCAGAGACGGTCGACGCGGACGCCGAAGAGCGCCTGCAGAAGGCGCGCGATCGCGCCGACGAGATGCAGCGCGACATCATCGGCCGGCTTACGGCCCTGACCGCGACCGCGACCGACGACCTGCGCAACGCGCTCGAGCAGCTTCGCCGCGACGCTGAAGAAACCTTCGAGGCAGCAGGCCGCGAGATCCCGGCCGACGTGCTGGCAGCCTTCGAGGCGCTCGAGCGGCAGATCAGCTCGACGGGCGCGCTCGAGATGTATCAGCGGTCATTCGAAGAGCTCGGCGACGAGGTTAGCGACTTCGCGCTCAACGAGCTGCAGATGCTCTACGGCAGCCTCGAGCGGTACATCGAGACGCTCGAGGAAGGCACGACGGCGCACGAGGACGCGAGCCAGCTGCTGAAGGAAATCGACGAGCGCGCGGAGAGCGTCGCCGGCGCGCTGAACGAACAGAGCGAGGCGGCGAAGGACGCGCGGCGCGAGATGCAGGCGCTCGCGAATCAGGAAACGATCAACAACCTGCGCGACACGGCGCGGACGATCGAAGAGAACGCGCGCGCGGCGCTGCAACTGGCTGAGGCGCTCGGCCTGATCGATTCGAACGCGGCGCGGGCGATCGAGGGCCTGATTCAGGTCGGCGCGAACGCGGCGCGCGTCGCGGCAGGCGACGTGACCGCGATCCCCGGACTGATCGGCGGCATCGCGCAGACGGTCGGCTCGCTCTTCAGCAACAAGGACGAAGAGCGCGAGCGACGGCGCAGGCACTACGAGCGGATCACGTCAGAGGCTCAGCTCATTCGTGCGCTCGAAGAGCTGACCGGCGCAGTCGTGACGGACATGACGGCGGGCGAGCGCGAGCGCGCGCTCGCGGCCGGCCAGCGAATGCAGGAGCGTTTCGCCGCAGCCGACGAGAACCCGCTCGGCCTCGAGTTTCGATCGCTGCGCGTGCGCGACGCCGAAGAGCTCGCCGAGCTCATGCGCCTGCAGGAAGCGACCGGCATCACGTTTATCGAAGACGGCAACAAGGTCATGCGCGCCGAATTCGAGGCGGCGCTCGACAAGCTCGAAGAGATGGGCATCGGCGTCTTCGGCGACACGCTCGAGGGCCGGATCGACGGGCTCAACTGGAAATTCGGCCTGCTCGGCGACGAGGCGGGCGACGCGGCTGCGCAGCTGCAGGAGCTCGTCGACATCCTGCTGAACACGAAGGGCGCTCAGGCGTTCGGGCAGGCGCTGCAGGCGGCGATGGCGGCCGGCGGCGCGGACGCGTTTATCGACGGGCTCGTCGAGCGTCTCGCGTCCGGCGATCAGAGCCTCTTCGCTGCGGGCGGCATCTTCGAGGGCATGACGGCCGAGCAGGCGCAGCGCGTGCTCGAAGAGACGCAGCGGCTGCTCGAGGAAGGCGGCGGCGTCATCGGCGGCGGCGGCGACAACGTCGCGCGGCTGGCCGTGAACCTGACCGAAGCGCAGGGCTCGCAACTGATCGCGCTAGGCTCGACGCAGGTCTATCACCTCGCGGCGATTCACGCGCTGCTGAGCGGCTCGAGGGCACCGGAACCGACCTCGATCGCTGCACCGCTGCCGGCGACGCTCGGCGCGGGCGGCGGGATCACGATCGAGAGCCTGCAGGTCACTGTCGAAGCACCGGGCGGCGACGGCAAGAGCCTCGTTGCGGCCGCGCCGAAGGCCGGCGCGCTGATGGCAGAGGAATTCAGCCGCAGGATCAGCTCGAGGCACCGGGCCGCCGGCGGCACCGGGCGGCCGTTCTTCCGACCGGGAACGAAGGGGGAGAAGTAGCATGCTCGTCGTCAACGGAACGGACCTCGGCGGCGCGACGTACGGCGTCATCGGCCGCAGCCGCGAGCTGCCGCGGCTCGGCGGCGAGCGCAGCGTCGTGACCGACATTCCGGGCAGCGTCTTTCCGCGCCGGATGGGCGGCGCGTACGTCTCTGACCGGCTCGCGTTTCACGGCTACGTCCGGGGCACGTCGCACGCGGACCTGCAGACGAAGCTCGACGCGATCGCCGGGGTGCTGAACGCGCTGCCGTCGTCGCCGCTGAGCATTCGGCCGAGCGACGTCACCGCGCGCGAGTGGCAGGGCTACCTGCAGCAGGGCGGGCGGGCGCTCGAGATCGCGCCGCAGTGGCTGCAGCGGATCGCCGAGCTCTCGATCGAGTTTCAGGTGCTCGGCCCGGCACGCGACGTCGTCGAGCTGACGAGCACTTCCGGCGGGATCAACCTGCTGACCGCGGGCATCGGCACCGCGCCGAACCCGTTTCGGATCACGGTCACGAACGCGGCGACCAGCACGATCACGCGCGTCGTCGTACGCGTGCGGGACGGCGGCGCAGCAGGTACGATCAAGCGGACGCTGCAATGGGACGGCGTCGTCGCGCTCTCGCAGGCGCTCGTTATCGACAGCGAGACGTTCAGCGTCACGAACAACGGCGCGAACGCGATCGGCGGCCTGACGAGCGCGAGCGAGTTTCCGATCGCGGACCCGCGCGAGGGCGACGACTACCTCGAGATCGCAGTAACGGGCGGCACCGGGCGCACGCTGCAGACCCGCTGGCGTCGCCGCTACTTCTGAGCGCAGAGCATGCCGAGAAAGTACCAGCTCGAGATTTGGAACAGCACGAACACGCAGCTGCTCGCGGTCGCGCGCGGCCCGGCGTCGCTGCAGCGTACGCGTACGCTGCTCGGCGAAGAGACGCTGACGGTCGGCCTGCCGCTCGACGATCCGGCCGCGGTCGCGCTCGTCGAGGGTGCGGTCCTGCGGCTCGTCGAGCCGGTCAAGCCGAGCGGCAGCCTGCCCGCGGTCGCGACGCGTTCGCTCTGGCGCGTCGCGCAGCCGTCTCGCCGGCAGGATGAGAGCGGCGCGCGCGCCGCGGTCGTGCACGCCGAGGCGCTCTGGACGGACCTGCGGCATGGGATGGTGCTGCAGAAGCTGGCCGGCGGCGCGGCTTTCGTGGAATTCGGCCTGCTCGGCCTGACGCCGGCGCAGTGGATCACCGACTACATCCTGCCCGGCTTCGACGGCAGCGGGATCACGTTCAGCACCGGCACCGTCGAGCTCGTCGACCCGGTCGACCTCGATTTCAACCGCACGAGCCCGCTCGAGGCGCTGCGGCTGCTCGAGGAAAAGACCGGCGGCGAGCTGCAATTCCGCCTGAACGCTGCAGGGACGGCGTACCTCGTCGACCTGCTCGTGCGCGTCGGCAACGCGTCCGGCAGCGCGGAGCTGCGCTATCGGAAGAACCTGCGCGGCGTCGAGCGCGTCGTCGACGAGACGCAGGTCGTCACGCGTATCTACGCGTGGGGCGCGGATGGGCTGAACCTCGGCGACGCGCGTTGGAACGTCGACGCAGTCGCCGGCGTCGCCGGCGCTCGCGTCATTTCCCTGCACAACGACGCGCTGCACGGCGAGGCGGACGCGCTCGTCGGCCTATGGTTTCACGTGCCGGGCAAGGGCACCTACCCGATCACGGCGCACGATCACGTCGACGCCGAGATCACGGTCAACGACAGCGCGAAGCCGCTGCTCGTCGTCGGCGACAAGGGCTGGATCGCAGAGGATGCGATCGGCACGCGCGCGCTCTGGATTCAGAGCCCGAGCGGCGCGGCGCTCTTCGGGCCGCGCGTCGGCACGCTAGACCTGCCGGACATTCCGCGCGTCGAGAACCTGATCAGCAACCCGATGCTGAGCGCGTGGGGCGGCGCGGTGCCGACTGGCTTCGCTGCGGTCGGTGCGCCGACGATCACGCAGAGCTCGAGCTCGCTCTACGCGAAGACAGGCGGCTCGGCCGCGCGCGTGCAGGCGGCCGCGAAGGATCAGGGCATCCGCACGCCGAGCTTCACGATTCCGACCGGCGACAGCGATCGGCCCTACCTCGGCATCGCTGCCGGCCTGACCGTCATCAGCGGCCGCGTGCGGCTGCAGCTGCGCCATTCGAACGGCAAGGTCTACCCGCTGACCGAGCAGCAGGGCAGCGAGGGCGTCGGCGTCTACATCACGCTCGCCGCGACGCCAGTCTCGACGCAGCCGCTGCCCGCCGGTACCGGCTACCTCGAGATCCTCGCGCACGGCGCGGCTGCGGAGTTTTACCTCGACACCGTCATGGCCTCGCCGACGACCGGCGAGACGCTCGGCGAGTTTTACCCCGGCGACGCCGCGCACGCGCTCTGGGCGGACACGTGGGCCGAGCTGCAGCGGTCGAAGAACGCGCGCGCAGAGTACCGCGTCGTCGTCGCCGACCTGAACGCTGCGGACCCGACTGCTTTCCCCTTCGATCGGCTCGATCTCGGCGACACGGTCCGCGTGCGGCACCCGGACCTCGGCAACGTCGATCAGCGCATCGTCGAGATCAGCGAGGACCTGCTAGACGCCTCGGCGACGTCGGTCACGATCGCGGTCGACGCGCGCGAGCGGATCTGGGACGTCTGGCGGCCGAGCGTGCAGCGCCGCGGCGGCAGGAAGAGCGTCGGACGCCTCGGCGCGGTGCGGCCGCTCGTGCTGCAGGTCGGCGAGAATTGGGTCAGGGACACCGAAGAGCTCTTCCTCGACGTGCTCGGCAACGAGCTCGTCGCGACGCTCGAGCTGCGGACGAAGACGGACATCGTCGCCGCGTGGCCCGCGGCTGCGACGCAGACGATCACCGACCGGCAGGGCACCTTCACGGCGCTGACGATCCCCGACGACAGCGACCTGCACTACCAGATCACGCCGCTCGACGCGTCCGGCGTGCCGGGCGAGCCGTTCGAGGCGACGTACCGCAACCCGCGCGACTACGACGCTGAGCTCGCCGCGATTGAAGCCGACATCGCGACGCTGACCGGCGAGCTCGGCGACCTCGAGACGTACGTCGACGGCGCTTTCGCCGACAACCTGATCAACGCAGCCGAGGCCGCGGCGATCGAGGCGAACCTGCGGCAACTGAACGCAGAGAAGGCTGACCTCGACGCGCGCTACACCGCGGTCTACAACAACGCGTCGCTGACGGGCACGACGAAGACCGCGCTGAATACCGCGAAGGCGAACCTGAACAGCGCGCACACTGCGCTCGTCAACGCGATCACGACCGCGATCGCAGACGGCGAGGCGACGCCGGGCGAGATCGCGACGGTCGAAAGCGCCTTCACGACGTACCGGACGCGCACCGGCGAAATCGCGACTGCCTTCGAGAACGCGGTCAACGCGATCAAGAACGCCGACATCGCAGCGCTCGACGCTGCGCTGACGCAGGATATCGACGACCTGACCGACGAGCTCGCGGCGCTGAACGCGTACGTCGACAACGCCTTTCACGATCAAGTCATCAGCGAGGCCGAGGCGACCGCGATCAACGCGAACCTGCGACAGCTGAACGCCGAGCGTGCCAGCATCGACGCGTCGTACGCGGTCGTCATCGCGAACCCGAAGCTGATCGGCACGCCGGCGTCCGACCTGACGAGCGCGTACGGCGCTTTCGACGCAGCGCACGATTCGCTCGTCAGCACGATCACGACCGCGATCGCGGACGGCGCAGCGACGCCAGTCGAGGCGGCCGCAGTCGACAGCGCCTTCGCGACGTATCAGACCGAGCTCGGCGATTTCAGCGAGGCGCTGCAGGCCGCGCTCGACGCGATCCGGGGCGAAGAGGTAGGCGACATCGAGGAAGAGCTCGACGTCGTCGCGCCGACCGCGGGCATCTTCAAACAGATACCGGGCCTCACGAACTGGCAGACTAGCTTTGCGGTGCACCTCGGCGGCGCGACGCAGGGCGGGACGCTCAAGATTTGGAGCAACAAGAGCGGCTACGCCTCGCGCGATCCCGAGACGGACCCGCCCGACGCGTCGATCGCGATCGCGGCCGGATCTGGCCTGCGCGTCGTGCCGAGCTCGACGCACACTGCGATGCAGAACGTGCTATCCCGGCCGACTGAGACGAAGTATGTCTACGTCGAATTCGTCACCGCGGGCGGCCGCTCGAGCGGCGTCCGCGGTTTCGTGCTGCGCCAGTGGGCGGAATCGCTCGACGATTTCGGGAAGGTCAAGAAGGGCGTCCAGCTGTCCGAGGGCACGTACCTCGAGGACGTTCCGGGCGCGCAGACGAAGGCCGACCTCGCGGTCGACGAATCGGTCGACGAGATGGAGCTGCGCGGCGTGAAGAGCGACGGCTTCGACGGCAGCGTGAAGACGACGGCGACGATCGCCGGCAAGAACGCGAACACGCTGAAGGTCGACACCGACCGGGCTGCGACCGGCCTCGATCTGAACGGCAAGCTGAAGACGGAAGTGCTGTCGACCGCGCTCGTCGATGGTCTTCCTGCAGACAAGCTGCGGAAGCAGGCGAGCGCACCGTCGCAGAACTTGCTCGGCCCGAACGCCGGGCCGCAGGCGGCGGGCGGCCAGACTTACTATCTGCCTAACGACAATGGGATTGCCGGCACCCTGCTCAGCAAGCTCGGCCTGAAGGAAGGCGACGAGATTTCATGGAGCGGTGAGATTTGGAGCACGCTCGGAACGTCGTCAGGCATGCACCTGCGCGTCCAGTTTCTCGATGCGGTAGGTGCTCAGGTCGGCGGCCTCGTCAACTCGTCGTCGCTCGCGAACGTGACGACGCCGACGCGCGTCTACTTCGAGGGCCGAACGATCCCCGCGGGCGCAGTGCGCATGCGCCTTTACCGCGTCGTCTCGACGCCGGGATCAGGCGACACGGTCTACGCGCGCAATGTCATGCTGAACCGCGGGCCGATCGCGCTCCCCTTCGAGGAACCGCCGCTGCGGCCGAACCGCGAGACAGCCGACGACGTCGTCGGCGGTGCGACGAAGACCTTTGTCGCACCGACGCACGTCGACGTCAACTTCCGCCCGATCAAGCTGCGCGACGCGACGCTCGGCGTCGATCTGGACGGCGAGACGGTCAACGAGGGCACCGACCGCGCGCTCGACGCGCTGAGCCCCGGCGGCGTGGTGAAGGGATCGGCTACGCTGAACGGCCGCGCGCTCGATCTGATCGAAAAGCAGGTCGGCTCGCCGAGCCAGAACCTGATGGGGCCGGGCGCAGAGGCGGTGCTTACTCGAGCGTCCGCGGGCGTCACGCTGAAGGAACAGATCAGCATCACGCCGCTCGCGCTGGCGGCCGGCGACAAGGTTTCATTCTCGGCTGAGATTCGAGCGACTGCAGGCGGCGGCAGCGGTCGGCTCTACATCAACTTCCGCAACGCGAGCAGTACGACGATCGCGACGCACACGTCGACGGCGAGCGCGGCGACCGGCTACACGCGGCACGTCATCGAAAACGTCGAAGTGCCGGCCGGTACGGATCACGTGCGCGTTCAGTTTGAGAACGTGACGGGAGCGGTGCAGATCAACGCGCGCTACTTCATGTTCAACCGCGGTCCGATCGCGCTGCCTTTCGAGCAGCCGCCGTTCCGCGTCGATCGAGAGACAGCCGCGAACCTTCCCGCGGGCAACCTGCCGAGCGCAATCAAGCGTTTCGACGGCGCGACGATCGAATCCGAGCCGGGCGCTGACACGAAGCGCGCGCTCGCTGTCGACGAAGCCGAAGACACGATGGAAACGCGCGGCCTGCTGACGGACGGATTCGGCGGCACGGTCAAGCCGACTGCGACCGTGAACAGTCGACCGATGGGCGCGCTGCAGGCGATCGCGGACGCGCCAGCCGGCGGCGGGCTGCTGAAGAACGGCGGCTTCGAGACGGGCGGCTTCGACGGTTGGGGACAGGCGACGAACGCGTCGATCGTCAACGCCGGCGCGGACGCGCACGGCGGTACCGGCTACGTCCTGCAGATGTATACCGGCACCGGCGGGCCGGACGTGCTCTCGGATTTTATGCCGGTACGACCCGGATCGAGGCTCGTCGCGGTCGGCTACATGCGCGGGAAGGTCGGCGGGCTGCCTGACTACACCGGGCTCGCCTACTTCCGGTGGTACGCAGCGGACGGCACGAGTGTCGGCAACAGCGCGACGACGAGCGTGCTCGCGGCGAACGCTGGCGTCTGGAATCAGGTGCGGCTCGACGTCGTCGTGCCTGCAGACGCCGAGCTCGCGCGCCTTGATCTGTCGACGCCGTCTTCCGGCAACGGCGCATGGTGGTTCGACAACTTCAGCGTGCAGGCGTTCAGCGGGGATCTGTCCGAGATTCCCGGCGACCTCGCGCCAGCTGTAAAGCAGGGCGGCAAGCTGCTGAACAAGGGCCTGCAGACGGGCTTCTGCTTCGGCCCGATCCCGGTCGGCGGCATCGATCTCGTCTTCGATCAGCCGTTCAACGTCGCGCCGGTTGTACGGCCCGAGCAGCTCGGCGCGGTGCAGGTACCAGCGGCGCTCTGGGGCGCATTCGACGCGACGAAGCGCGTCTATCAGCGGCTCGTCGCGCGTGACATCGATCTCGACGGCTTTCGGCTTTTTGCTGAGCTCTATCAGAAGACGACGACGCTGACGACGCACGGCAAGAGCGTCGGCACGTTTACGTTGAATGAAGTGTCAACGGGCGCGTCTGGCGTAAAGGACAGCGGAGCGCTTTCGACCTTCACGCCAGCACCGCCGAGCGTCGCGTACGACGGCACGTACACCGTGCGCTTCACCGTGCGCGTCGGGTCGGGCTTCGATTCTTTCAAGCCTCACATTCAGTATTGGAGCACGATCGAGGTTGCCGTCGATACGTCACCGGATTCTGACGGACCGTGGACCGAGCGCTGGAGCCAGTCGTACACCTACAGCGGCAACATGGAAGGCATGGCCGGGAGCCACGTCTACAACGTGAACGCGCAGATCAGCGCGGCGCTCGCGACGACCGGCGCGTACATTCGCATTCGAGTAAAGCGAGCTGAGGGCACCGGCACGGACGGCGTCGGCGACACCTACCGACGCGTCACGGCGTCGTCGACTCATTCCAACGAATTCGAGTTTACGACGTCGGCCGGAACCGAGCAGCGCGTGCCGATGTTCCCCGACGCGACGGACAAGGCAGAGTATTCGGCTTTCGAGGCAGGGACACCCGGCGCATGAACACGCTAAAAACGATCTGGCAGAATGCGACGCCTGAGCAGAAGCAGCGCATCCGCGACAGGCTCGATGACGAGCTCGAGGTCGTCTGGCGCGGCGTGCGCGTCGCGCTCGAGGGCGACGGAACGAACCCGACGATCTACGCGCCGTGCTGCAACCGGCCGCGGCCGGCGGACTGCCTGCTCGACATTCGGCCGATCGCACGAGCGACGCGCGTCGACTACCTGACGCGCGCGGGCATTCGGAACGTGGAAGCGGTTTTCATTTGCGACGGCTGCCTCGGTCGCGCGGTGCGGCTCGGCGTCGTCAAGCGGTGGCGCGTCTTTCAGGCGGTCGGCGCGTCAGCGGACATCGTCAACGGCTACAAGGCAATCGAGGGAGCGTAGGTTATGGCACCGAAGAAGACGCAGAAGGTGAAGGCGACGACCGTCGTGCAGAAGAATCAGCTGCACGAGATGCGGCCGGGCGGCATCGTCAAGCTGAGCGCGCCGGACGCGGAGCTGCGGCGGATCGAGCAGGAGCTCGGTTGGGAAGGGCTCTCGGCGATGCACGTCACGTTCATCTTCACGAGGAACGCGCCGATGCAGGAGTTTCCGAGCACCGGCGACGAGCTCGTCGCGCAAGGCTTCGACGTCACGCTCGAGCGCCGCGCGAAATTCACGAAGGCGCAGCGGAAGCAGCTGCGCCTGCTGACACCGCAGGAGCTCGACGAAGAGCTCGCGGCGCGGACGTCGATCGAGGACCCGGCGGCGGCAGAGTAAGGGCCTTGTCGTCGGCCGCGCAGCGCGGATACGTTTCGAGAGCCGAGCGCATCGCCGCCGGCTTCTGATCGCTGACAGGATCACCGGAGCCGGGGGAAAGGTGGATCTGAGTGCCGTCATTGTCGCACTGCTGCAGCAGGAGCAGGAGCGGCCGGTTTGGAGCATCGCGGCAATTGCAGCGACCGTCTCGATCGTCGTCGGTCTGCTCGGCAGTGGATTCCTCGCGAAGCTGCTGCGGAACGCGCGCAACGAAAGCCTGCGCGAGACGTTCATGACGAAGGAAGACGCCGAGCGAGAGCACGAGGCACTTCTGAAAGACATTCAGGGCGTCAGCGGGATCGCGTCGAGCGCGACGCATCTCGCAGCGGCTGCGATGGAAAAGGCAGCCGAAACCAGCGAGCGGACCGTGAAGCTCGAGCAGGCTGATCGTCTGAAGTGGCGGCCGATCGCGGACACGTTGCAGGAGGTCGGCCGGCAGATGCAGAAACAGGGGGAAACGCTCGCCGCGGTCACGGCAACGAACGCCGAGATCGCGCGACGTCTCGAGGCGCTCGAAAGGCGTCAAACCGAAAGAGAGAGGGGGCACTGATGGCACGCACGCTCGATGTACCCGCAAAGCCGCTCTGGCAGAGCTGGACGTTCTGGGTCAACCTGCTGAGCATCATCGCGATGCTGATCGAGGCGGTGACGACCGAGAACCTGCTTCCGTCGCCGTGGAATGAGCGCGCGCTCGCGCTGCTCGGTTTCGTGAACATCGCGCTGCGCCTGAAGACGACGCAGCCGGTGCAGGTCGGCAACGACCCGTCCGCCACGCGCACCGTTACGTCCGGCACCCCGCCGCTGCTGCTCGTGCTGGCCCTGATTCCTGCGATGCTGCTGCTGCTCGCCTTCGAGCTCGGCCTCGTCGTTCTGCGCCTCGCCTGATGCTGTCCGCGCTGATCCGGGCGCTGCGGGCTCTGGCGGCCCGCCTAGCGGCCGCCAGACCGCCTCAGCAGCCTTCTACGCCGCCTGCGGCGGACCCGCAGCTGCCCGGTCAGCCGCTCGGCCAGCCCGTCGACGTCGTCGAGCCCGACGTCGAGCAGGCTCGGCCGGCTGCGCCGGCACCGGCCCCGATCGAGGCACCCGCGGTGCACCTCGCGCCGGCGTGGGACCTGAGCCTGCCCCTGCCGCCGACGCAGTACGTCGACGAGCCGCAGGAGAAGACGCTGATCGTGCTGCATCACACGGTCGGCGGCTCGATGGCCTCGAGCGTCGGATGGTGGCTTGCAAACAAGGAACGCGTCGGCACCGCGATCGGCCTCGAGCGCGACGGCCGGCGCTTCCTGCACTTCCCGCTCGAGCATTGGGCGTGGGCGCTCGGTCCGGGCGCGAACGGCGGCGCGGCCAACAACTACGAGCACGACCGCCGCGCGATTCAGATCGAGCTCGCGAGCGAGGGGCCGCTGCTGAAGGTCGACAACGGCATCGTGACCGTCTTCAAGAATCCGAAGACCGGACGCTACAAGCCGGCGACCGAGCCGCACGTTGACCTCGGCCGAGAGTGGCGCGGCTACCGTTACTTCGACGCGTACAACCCGAAGCAGCTCGAGACGTGCATCGCGACCGTGCGCGAGCTGCTCGATCGCTTCCCGAGCGTGCCGCGCCGGATGCCGCGCGATCCGTGGGCCTTCAACGCTGACCTGCGCACGTTCAAGGGCGTGCTCGGTCACGCGCACGTCCGCAGCGACAAGAGCGACGTGCATCCGCTCTTTCCGTGGGAAGAGCTCGCCGAGGCGTGCGACCTCGAGCTCGTCGGATGAGCTGGAAGACGATCGCCGCGCTCGTCGTCGCCGGCGCGCTGCTCGGCGCGCTGCTCGTCTGGCTGCTGCGACCCGAGCCGAAGACGATCACGATCCGCGAGGGAAGCGCCGCTGCCTTCGACAGCGCGGCCGCGCGCATCGCCGAGCTCGAGGCGCGTGCGCGCGACGTAGACCTGCTGGCTCGAGCTCGCAACCGCCTCGCCGGCGTCAGCGTGCTCGAGCCAGCCGAGCCGCGCATCGTCTACGACACGATCATCCGCGTCGACACCGTGCGCGTCGTGCTCTGGGCTGAGCTCGATCCGTTCAGCGGCGAGCTCGAGCTGACGCGCGCCGAGCCGAGCGACAGCGGCGGGCATACGCCGATCGGCGAGAGCTTCGACGCGTCGCGCTGCAGCGGTCGCCTGACGATCACCGGCGCGGGCGTCGTCTGCGACGAGCAGCGTCTCGGTCACGCGTGGATCTCGATCGGCCCGGCGCTGCTGCTCGCGTACGAAGACGACGCGCTCGAGCGACGTCTCGAGATCCCGCTCGAGCTGACGTGGGACCCCGGCCGCGCGCGTGGATGGACCGCGGCCGCGACGCTGCACCCGCTCGACCGGCGCGCGTTGTTTCATGTGAAACGCGCGTTCGACCTCTTCTAGCACCCGTTGCGGCACAAGGCTTTCCGCGCGCATTGACTTGCGCGCGCAAGCGCAGTATACTTCCCCTCGAGAGCAGCACCGAACCTCGAGCAGGGAGCAGCCGCATGGCCCGCAGTGACCGTCTCAGCCAGCACGAGCACCGGCAGCAGGCAGCGCGTAAGGCGATCGAAGCGCTCGTCGCTCGCAACGTCGGCGGCGACCTCGGCGTCGCGTTCAGCCTGATTCACTGGATCAGCGGCGCAGAGCGCGGCGTCGGCACGCACGCGGCGCGCGAGCTTCGCGAGATCCTCGTCGACGCGCGGCCGCACCTGAGCGCCGCGGCGTTCAACGCGGTACGTGACTACGTCCGCGAGATCGAGCAGTGAAGGCGCGCCTGCCGCTGACGATCCGCGGGCGTCGCTACTTCCACGAGCAGCCCGACGCGCTGCAGCACGCGATCGAGCGTGCGCAGCAGCAGTACGACGCGCGTGAGCAGGAGCGCTCGCGCGACGTCGACCCGCACCTCGAGCGAGAGCTCGCCGAGGCGCTTGCTTCAACCCTTTCCTGAGAGCATGAACATGCACGCACGGCAGACGGAAGCGACCGACAAGATCCTCGAGCAGCTTCGCGAGCTCGACGCGCGCGAGATCGCGCACGTTGCGATGCGCTGCCCCGAGCTCATCGTCGAGCAGGCGGCGATGCGCTCGACGCTCTTCGCGGTCGGCGACAAGGTCACGTACGTAAAGCCCGGCACCGGCGGGCAGACGATCGTCGAGGCGAGCGTCGTCAAGCATCACCCCTTCGGGCACGTGACGGTCGCGAGCGAGGCCGAGGGCCTGCAGACGATGAGCGCGATCTACCTGCGCGCCGCGGTCGCGGCGTCGTGAAGCGGCGCGCGACGAAGCGGCTACTCGAGGCTGCTGCCCGGATTCACCGGGCAGCAGCACCGGAGCTCGAGAACGACGAGCCGCATCTGCACCGGCACGCGCCGCACCTCTGCAACTGCCCGCAGCACCGCGCGCAGCGCGCAGAGCGATACGAGAGAGAGCACGGACAACCCGAACCGGAGAACGGAACATGGCAATCAGAGTGAGCGGCGCACGCGTCATCGAAGTGCGCGTCGAGACGGCCGAAGGCGTGCACGTGCTGCGGATCTCAACCGCGGGCGTCGCGCACCGCGAGGGCAACCGCCGCGGCTTCAACGGCCCGGCATCGCTGCCGGCGATCGGCGCGCTGACGGCGAAGGTCGAAGCCGCGGCCGCCGCGAAGCGGAGAGACGCCGAGCGTGCGGCCGCAGGGAAGAAGGCGAAGGCGTACACCGTCAGTCGCAGCCTCGTCTAGGAGCGCGACGTCGGCAAAAGCCCGGCCCGGCGGGACCCGTCCCCGCCGGGCTTTTTCTTGCCCCTTGCGGGCGCAAGCGGAAGGGCTTACCTTGTACCTCGAGAGCAGCACTGACCCGTACCGGAGCCCGACAGTGAGCAAGGTCACTTTTCAGCAGAGCTTCCCCTGCCTCGCGTGCGGCCGCCGCGCGCCGTTCGCAGAGGTGCACCTGAGCCTGACCGCCGACGAGCAGGGCGTGCTCGAGGTCGCGTACATCCTCGAGCAGGACTGCGACCATACGAGCGCCGGCGAGGCGCTGCTCGAGGATACCGAGCGCCTGCAGGACGCGGTCAACGAGTACCGCCTCGAGCAACTGAAGGTGCTCGCGTGAGCCGCGGCGTCCGCGTCGCAGACGCGTCGGCAAAGCTGCATCCCGACGCGATCGTGCGCTTCCGCGTGCTCGCCTGCGGGCCTGCACTGCAGCAGACCGAGGCCGCGCTCGGCCGCTTCGACTACGTGCTCGACGTCGACAGCGCCGACAGCGACGGCTACTACTCCGCAACGTGCCGGCGTCGCGCCGGTTACGTGCACGTCACCGACGCGCTGCGCGAGCTCTTCGAGAGCGGCGCGATCACTTCCGCGAGGGCCGCATGAAGACCTACCTGCTGATTCAGTATCAGAGCGTCCGCGCCGGCGAGCGTTTCCAGCTAGGCGCGGTGCACGACCCCGACTGCCGCGGCATCGCGCGCGACTGCGACCGGCACGACGGCGGTAGCTGGAAGATCGACGCAGAGAACGCGCAGCAGGCGGCCGCGGCGCTCGTGCCGGAAGACACCGACTGGACCGTCGCCGACGTCAACGTGCACGCCTGCTGCGCGAACGTCCGATGAGCTACGGCACGATCATCGGCGAGCTTCGCGACGAGCTCGGCAGCGACGTCGACGTCGAAGTGCTCGAGGCTTGGATCAGGCTCGAGCGGCCGACGCTCGACGCGCTCGATCGGCTGCAGTTTCGGCGCGAGGTCGCGATCGCGATCGCGTGCGCCGGCGAGAGCTCGCCGGACGAAAACGAGGCGGTCCGTCAGACCTTCTTCCCCGCGAGGCGCTGATGCCGATGCTCTGGCACGACAAGAAGCGCACGAGCAACCGGCCGTACGCGGTGCACGAGCTCGAGCTCAGCCTGCAGGGCTGGCGGCCTAAGCACCTGATCGGCGTCGTCGCGGCGAAAGACGCCTTCGACGCGTTCCGCGAGCTCAGCGCCGACCGCGGCGAGCTCAGGATCGAGGTCAGCCGGTGGAACCCGGCGACGCGCAGGCTCGGCGTGCTGCCGGTCGCGGCCTTGCCGCACCTGCGACCGATCGAGAGCGTTACCCCCGGCTGGCGCGAGATCCCGCTCGCCGGCCACACGTGCACCCTTTACTTCCGCGACCGATGAGCACGAGACAGCGTACGCGCCGCGCACCGGCAGGCTTCACGTACGACGCCTGCAGCGAGTGCGGCGACGACGAGCGCGCGCATCCGAAGGGCGCGGTCTGCAGGAAGTGCCGCGATCAGATGGCGCGTGCGGCGAAGGTGCTCGAGGAACGCGACCGGCGCGCGCAGGTTGGCAGCTACCTGCACAACGGCGTCCGGCATTCGCACTGGAACCCGCACTACTACGGGCGCAACGGCCTGAGCACCGAAACGACGCGCGCGATCGGTCACGCGTTCGCGTTTCTCGTCGAGAACGTCGGCGAGCGCACGCACCGACAGCCTGACAGCGAGCCGCTGCTCGAGCGGCTGAACGAACACGGCCGGCCGACTGCCAAGTACGACGGCCTGACGGATTGGGGCACCGTGCCGGGCGGCGAGCTTTTCGCGACGATCATGACGCCGGAAGCCGCGGCCGCGTTTCGTGCGCTCGATCAGCTGATCCTCGACGCGCTCGAGGAAGCGTACGAAGCAGGAAAGCAGGCAGGGAGCTCGCTGCTCGGTCAGATGGCGCGCGGCGAGCTCTCGATCGCGGACCTGAGCGAGGCCGAGCTCGTCGGGCCTCGGCCGCGGCGCAGGTGAACCCGCAGGAGCTCGCTGCAGCCGGCTTCACGATCAGGCCGACGCTCGGCAACGCGTGCGCCGCGCTCGCGGCCGCGTGCGATGGCGCGCACGCGCGCGACGGTCACGGCTTCAACGCGTACGACGCTGCATTCGGCCGCGCGATGGCCGAGCTCGGCGAGGCCAACTGGACGCCGCGCCAGAAGCGCGCAGTCTGGAAGCTGCTGCGGAAATACAAGGCGCAGCTGCTCGCGAACGGCATCGTCTACTCGCAGATCCCAGAGCCGCCGGACCCGCAGGTCATCCCGATCGCTGCCGCCCCGAGCTACTCGCCGGTCAAGGAAGTGCGCTACGACCCGGCCGAAGATCGCTTCGAGCTCGTTTCCCCTTTCGATCCGGTCGCGGTCGCTGACGTGCGGCGCATTCCCGGCAGGCGTTGGGACGGTCAGCGGAAGCTGAACCTCGTGCGCGCCGCGCTCGAGGCGGTCGACGCGCTGCAGGCGTTCGCCGAGAAGCACGGCCTCGAGTGGACCGCGGCCGCGCTCGAGCGCCTGAGCGTCTTCGAGCGCGAGCGGCAGGGCAAGCGCGAGCTCTTCGAGCTCAGCACTGCGCTCGACTACCCGCTCGAGCCGATCGCCGGCCTCGGCGGCGAGCTCATGCCGTTTCAGCGCGCCGGCGTACGCTACGCGCAGATCGCACGGCGGACGTTTATCGCCGACGAGCAGGGCCTCGGCAAGACGATGCAGGCGCTCGCGTTCCTGCAGCTCGAGCAGGCTTTCCCCGCGGTCGTGCTCTGCCCGGCCAGCGTGAAGCTGCAATGGGCCGCGAAGGCGCGGCAGTGGCTGCCCGGCAGAACCGTGCGCGTGCTCGAGGGCAGAAGCACCGGCGGCGAGCTCTTCGATCCGTACGCCGCCGC